CAATTCCAAACTCATAGATGTGATAATATATCAAACACAGATTATATTATATCTATTAAACTGAAAGGAATCAGACATGCAGGTATTCTCAGACCTTGACCAGCATAACCCTGCTGTTCTCACTGATATACATTCTATCAAGCAACACATCTTGAATATCCTGACTACTCGCAAGCGCAGTCTGATATTTCGTTCAGATTTCGGCTCGAATCTCGAAGATTACCTGTTTGAGCTGATGGATACAGAAACTAGCTTGGCTGTGCTATCTGAGGTAACAAATGCTGTAGGCCGTTGGGAACCAAGAGTTGAAGTTGACTTTGCTAACAGCAGAGCTTACTCTGACCCCGACAAACATACACTCTGGGTTGAACTCGCTTTTACCGTCAAGAAGACAGGTGAGTTTGAAAAATTCACGATAGGTTTTGCAAGATGAATATTTTTAACATTAAATCCATCTCATTTGAAGAGATTAGAAACAAGCTGTATGCTTGGTTAGCGAGTAAGCCTAATCTCAATTCACGCTGGCGAGACTTCTATGTTGGCGGTGCTGGTTCTAACCTGGTTGAATTAGCAGCTGCTGTAGGGGCTTTCCTCGCTTATTCCGCCTATATGAACAGGCGCGATTCCCTGCTTGAATATACAACTTTAGGTTCATCTGCTACAGCTATCGGTTCATCTATTGGGTACATATACAATCGCAAAGTAGCAACAGGCCTGCGAGTCAGATTCCTCGCTCACTCTTCGGCCTATCTACCGAGAGAAACAGTCATTGGTTCATACAAAAGCCATAGCATATCCTTAAAAGAGAGCGTCCAGCTGAGACCTGGCCTCAATACTCTTGATGTTGTTTTCGGGGCTTGGAAGTCTCAAACTCAAACTGTCCCTGATACTAAGGATTTCATCAGTATCATGTTTGAGGGTGATGTTGATAACAAGCTGTATGAATTATACACGTCCTCAATCCGCACACCTGTAGTGTTAGAAGCTGAGGAACTAAACCCTGAAAATGCCTTGCTCCGCTCGTTTGAAGATGGTGTATTTATTGTCTATGGTAACGGTCATCTTGGTAAACAAGTTCAGGCTGGTCAAACAGTAGAGTTGAAATACCTGCAGCCATCAATCCTCAACGAAGATTTCCTGCTATCGGCCTTACAACTGAACCTTGACGGCGATATTGAAGCAGCAGAGATTACAGAACACGGCTCAATGCCTGACTCAATCGATAAAATCAAGGCTGTTGCCCCTGCTTATCACGCAAGCCGCAGGATTCTAACAGGCCTTGAGTCTTACAAGGCAATTATTTCGGCTTATCAAGGTAACATCTCAGGCTCAGCAAGACCGTTTCCCAAGTCATGTTGTAAATGGAATGTCTGCTACCTGCGGAAAGACGAAAAGAAATACACGCCTGAGCAAGAGCTTGAATTTATCAAGTATCTCAGCAAGTATGCGATGTATGGTAGCGAGTTTGTTGTAGTTGACCCTGTCCGAATCCCTGTCAATGTGAAATTGCGAGTTGTAGTCAGCGAGTTAGCCGACACTCAAGCTATCCTCGCAGAGATACGCAAGACACTGGAAAAGCAGTGCCTGAAGCTGGACGTAACGTTCAGCCCTGGGGTACTACATGGACTAGAGACTGAGGGCATTAGACGGTTGTATCTAGAGTATCCGATAGCCGATAAGACGGCTGACTACAATCAGTACTTTGCGCTTGAGGATTTGAACGTTGAGTTTACAACAGACAACTATCTGACCCTGTCCAACGGTACAGACGCAGGCAAGGGGTATGACTGATGGAGAAACTAGACAGCGTGAGGTCAGCTGATTACCTGCCCTCCAACCTGAAAAAGCTGCCGCTGTATAAGACGTTCACCGATATTCTTGACCACGCAATTCAGACTTTCTTCAAGCCTCTGTCTGACTCCAATCAAAATCTGTATAACCCGATTAGTGAGCATTACGCTGCTAGGAACGTCATACACCTGTTAGGTGGCGACCAGATGCTCAGTATGCTAGACAGCGATATTGACGAAAAGACGGTGGCCTTGCTCCTGCCTGACCTACTTGATATCAAGGGTACAGAACAGGGCATAAAAACGCTTTTGCGCCTGTTAGGAATCGATTTTGAAGACCTGCTGCTAATCAAAGACCGAGACAGCTGCGGCAGGGTGACTATCATACTCAAGAACAATGTTGATATTTCGATTGAGCGCATTAAGCTCCTAGAGAAATTCTCACACAGTATCTTCTCACAATGCGCTAGTCTAGCAGCAATTACAAACTGCCAAGCGACTAAAGATGCATTGAAAGATGGAGCGACTGTTGAGCAAGACCTCCAGATTGATACTCACCTGCTGAGCTACAATTTCAGGTTAGACCGCAGAAGCCGTATGAGCCGTGCGGAAAGCTATCAGCTGCCGAAAACACCAGTGTATATCAAGCTTTGTAATACGGAGACAAATGTAATTGACTTTGCAGAGCCTGATGAAATGACTGTATTCTCTTCGACTCAAAACAGTTATCAGCCTGAATTCGTACAGACAGTAGTCACCCAAGACCTCTTGAACGACACATTAATCTTGGACAGAACAGACTTGGCTCAAACCCAATTCATGTTGATGTCAACTAACAATTTTAAAGGATGAGACAATGGAACCGACATTCATCGTTACTGGTAATGATATCCCCCCAGCAGAGGCTGTTGAGGGCAGTATCTTCCAAGAAGCTTCAACAGGCAATTTGTTCCGTTATCAAAACGGCAAATGGGTTGCTATCAAGACAGAAGCAGAAGAGGCTAAAGAATGAGTACAGTATCTGAACGCCAAGCAGCGTTATTTACAATCACCGATTCAGGCCATATCGCTATCGCCAAGAAGATGATGGAAAGCGACTTGCACTTGGCTTGGGGCACACTGCCTGATAATCATCCAGAGAAAGCCAGCCGTGATAGCTCAGCCCCTTTCCCGAACCGATTTGAGGCTGACCTGATTCAGGAAGTCGGCAGACGCAAAATCCTGCAGAAAGCCTATCTTGAGCAGCATAATGATGGCCCAATCGTAACACCAATTGCTAACTACCGCCAGACAACTACTCCGACCCGCACCCTGATGTTGAGTGTGACTAATGAAGTTACTGACGCACCTGACGCTAAAATCTACCAATTGGGTGTGTTTGCGGATACAGTAGCGAAGCCTGCTGCTCAAGGCAAGAATTGGTTGCTCCCGACAGAGATAGCAGACAAGGGCTATATGATAGTCATGGCTAACATCTTGCCTATCCAACGCAATAATGCGACTGTTGAATCCCGACAGTTCATAATCAATTTCTGAGGTATTTATGATTCAAAATCCACACCCAGATTACCGCAATAATTTTGATGAAGACAAGCAATACGCAGCTATCTCATTCTTGGCTGGCGCACCGTTGCAAGCTAGCGAGTTGAATGAATTGCAAGACATTCAATCGACTAAGACCGAAAAGCTGGCTGATTACCTCGTTTCATCAGGCACTATCCTGTCGGGCGGTGAGGTTAAATCCTTGTCTGCTTCTCAAGTTGAGATGGCAGGCGGAACAGTGTCTTGTCAAGGTAAGCTCGTGTTAGTGCAGGGTGCTGTACTCAGCCTTGACCTCGCTACTGAAAACACTGTAGGCGTGCGCCTCGTGCAAGAAATTATCACTGCCCAAACCGACCCAAGCATTGCTGAGTTAGACCCTAAATCGCCTCACTATGGCGAGGAAACCTCGCACCGCGTTAAAATCACTGGTGTATGGGTTGTAGCCGAAAAGACCAACCTGAACGGCGATTTATTCTTCCCAGTGCTGACTATTCAAAACGGTAACATCACTGGCTACATCAGCAATACTAAAGTCCAAGACTATGTATCTTCATCAATCAGTGTGTACGACAAAGGCGTTCACGGCTCGTATGTTGTTGATGGCTTAGTCATTACCAACGTGCGTGAGGATACGGCTAATCGCAAACACGTCTTGGCTGCTTCCTCAGGCACAGCCCGCATTCAGGGTATTGAGGTCAAGAAAGGTACAGAGACCGTCTTTTATGTCGATACAGTTGACGCTGATGACCGACAAGTCAACTCTGAGCCTGTAACTTTCCGCAGAGGCACATTGCTTTACAGCCTGCGCAATAATCCGTTGAAAGCCATCACTAAAGTCACAGGCACTAAGCGAGTGACTAAGACGGTTACTAGAGGCGGTTCAGCAGGCGGTATGGACGCTTTGCCTGATACTCCTGTCTTGCGTATCACTCAAGTGACTCAAGGCGGTATGACCTACTCAGCTGGTAAGGACTTCACTCAAGTTGGTGACCGTATCTCTTGGCAACCCAACGGTGCAGAGCCTAGCCCAGGCAGTCAATACGTTGTGGAGTATGAATATGTTGCTACATTCAACGGTTCAGTCGTCAATGGTCGTCTGAATCTGAGCGCAAATGACGCTAATGCTTTGGTTGACCAATCGACCTTGTCTGTATGGTACACGTTCTACTTGAACCGTATCGACCGTGTTGTGATGTCCAACATTACTCGTGAAATCAAAGTCTTGAAAGGCGTGCCGAATATTCCGACCGCCGTGCTGCCTCCAGCAGCTGCTTCGGATAGCGAGATTTCCCTTGCTACAATCACTGTAAGCTATGGCGCTACTCCTGTAATTGATATGGACTCAACCGTTCATATGATTCCATTCTCGACACTCAAGAAGATGAATAACCAGATTGCTGACTTGCAATTCAACGTTGCTCAACTCAGCTTGATTGAAGAGGCTCGTGCGCTCGACCCTGTAACGACTAAGAAAGGCGTGATTGTTGACTCCCTAAGCAATGAGAATATGCGTGATAAGGGTATCCAACAAAACGCTTTGATTCAAGACAAGACCCTGACTATTGGTACACGCTCAGCAGGTCAGATTACATTGACGCGCGGAAACGTTACATTGGATGGCTTGAGTTATCCTGTAATCCGCAAGCAAGAAGTACAGACTGGTTCCCAACGAATCAACCCGTATGCCCGACCAGGCAGTGTTCCTAAGGCTAACGGTACAGCCACACCAAGTATCATCTATGGTAACACTTGGGATGCGGGCTATGACCTTGAGGTGTTGCCTCGTTCAGTCAGTGTCGTAGTTGACCTGTCAGGCTTTGAAGCCTCAGAAGAGGTTATCTTGGTATTGCGCGGTGAGCAAGTTGGTCGTGTTCAGACTTCTAGTGCTGGTGCAGGTTCAGCGACAGTCAATATCCCGAAAGGCCTGCAATACGGTACATACACGATTGAAGCAACTGGTGCTCGCTCCAAAGCGATTGCTATTGTTCCTGTATCTATCAGCCGCAACGACCAGAGCTACAACCAGTTCTTGCTGAATCAGCTTGACCAGAAACAGACTGCTTTGCTTGAGCAACAAGCTAAGGATTTCCAATCCCAAATCGACCGATTGCGTCAGGATATGGAAGCTGAGGTGTCTGCTATCAATAGCCGTCTGAACGACCTGCAAGCGCAGTTGAATCAGATGAAAGATGCGTTCAACAACTTCAAGTCTGCTATGACTGCTGAATTGTCCAAGTTAGGTTTCCGTCTGGATGACTTGCAAGGTCAGGTTGATGAGATTCGCAAACGCCTGCCTGGCTTCTGGTTGCATTACTATGACAGAGATAACCGCCGCACCGACCCTAACCAATTCTTGAAAGTGTATGCGTCAACTGAGTATAGCAAAGGCGCGATCCAATACAATCAAGGTAGTGGCGGTACAGCTATCGGCTCGCAAATGTGGGAAGTAGGCGTTACAGCGACTAGGGCAACTAAAACACGCTATACGGTGGTTGCTAACGATGACCAAGTAAGTGTATGGCTCAACGGTCAAAGGGTGGCTTCTTATTCCAACGGTACAACGCCTCGTAGCTTCGACTTAAACTTTAAACAAGGTCATAACGTAGTTCAGGTTGTTCTGAATAATCAGGGCAACAACTTGAGCTACTTGCAGACTTCAGGCGATTTCATTGACGGTACAGTTATCCAGATGAACCCTGAATGGATGCAAGAGCAGTTGACGAAAGCTCAAAACGGCGTTGCTGCTCATGAGGCTGAAATCGCTCGTCAGGAAGCAGCACGTGCTGAAGCTCAACGCCTGACCCTGAATCAACGTGTTCAATGGTGGCGTCGTCGCACTGACCCGATTGCTCAGTCATTCACTCTTGATATCACCCGACAACTCAGCGCGATTGACGTGTTTGTTACTGAATTACCAACACGCGATTTAAGCCTGAAAATTGTCGAAACGACCGCTGGTCAACCCAATATTGAACGGTTGGTTGGATACGGTGAATTAGCACTTTCTAAGGTGGTAAAAGGTTGGAATACGATTCCATTATTGACCCAGACTATCCTCAGCGCAGGCGTTGAGTATGCTTTCATAGCCATCACTGAATCGTTTGAGGGTCAGATTGGTATTGGTAAAGTCGGCGATAAATCAACAACTGGTACTTTCGTCCAAACACAATTGGATGCTGGTGTAATGTTTATCTCAGCGAATGAGAATACATGGACTGCGGTACAGGACACTGATGTCTGCTTCCGCATGAAGTCTATCAACTTCGCAACAACTAAGACCGTCAAGCTGGGTACAATCCCTGCGCAAGGCCGAACTAACAACCTGACGGATTTCCGCTTGGTTGGTTCTCAATCTACTAGCTCAAGCACAAGCATTGAGTATTACATGCAGATTGGTTCTAATCGCTATCCTTTGGGCTTGAATGAGACTACATTTGTTCCAGCTGTATCAACCGCCGCAGGAAACATCGACATCTATGCAGTGTTGACTACAACAGATACAAGCGAAACGCCTATCATCGGCTCAGGCTTGACTCTGGTTTATGGTTTAGCCGAGACTCCTGCTACATATGTCGCTCGTCAGTTCACGATTCCGAACGGCTTGATTCAACCAGCCAAGATTCAAGTTGTATTGAGTCAGTTGCTTCCAGCATCAACTAACATTGCTGTTAGCTTGCAGACTGATACTGAAACTTGGACGGCTGTTCCTCGCAAACAAACAGTCCAAGAATTAGGCGAAGGCTGGGTTGATGTATTGTATGAGATTCCAGACATTCAGAAAGCTAATGGCCGAATCAAGATTGAATTAACAACAGACAATTATGCTAATCGTCCTGCTGTTAAGAATATCAGAACAATGATTGTCTAAGGGCTAAGCAACCTGATTTCATCAGAGGTCAGGTTGCTATTCTTTCGGCTCGCTCCCTCTTTGTTTCGATTCTTGCCTGCTCACACTCACACGCAGGCAGAACATTTTATGCTCATGGCTGTCTCAAGTCTCATGAGTGTTGAGAGGGTTGAGGAATCCCTGAGGGAATGATTGTTTTTCGTCTAGTTTATATAATATAATCTGTAGTGTGTATTATATATCACATCTATGAGTTTGGAATTGGCTATTTCGTGTCTAAGTAGCTGATTATCAAGCATTATTTTTAGCCAAAATCTTGGTTTTATGTTCGGATTCCTGTCCCCTACAGGATTCAATTTTCAACAGCATTGCTATGCGTGATGATTTCCCCAAAGTCGTCAGGCATAACTGTGCTACAATTTACACTAGGAGTAACACTATGGTGAAACCTTGTATTCAAGAACAATCAGTCATGCGCTACAGCGACACGGCCTCTTTCGATAAAGCAGGCATGGTGCCCTTAGCTTCCAAGTGGGGTGAGGTGTCTGAAGACCAGTATGCCGTCACTGCTGCTTCTTTGCTGTTATTGGAAAGTACAGTGTCCAAAATGGAAACACTGGTAGCTGATGCTGCTAATATTGCGGCTCAAGCAGGTGCTGAAGCTGGTAAGGCTGCTGCTAAAGCAACCAACCCTTTAACAGACGGCTCGTCAACCTACAGCGCATTCAATGGAAATACAGGCATGAATATTACAGGCCTGACTTTCATTCCTGGTTTGTCCCGCATTGAATTGCGTTGGGCTTTACCGACTTACGAACGCGCTGCTGAGACTGTAATCTATCAGGCCACAACAGAAGCCTTTGAGAACGCTATTGTCGTCAAGAAAGTCGATTATCCAATCTCAGGCGCATTCATTGATGAGCGTCAACCGCGATACTACTGGGTACAGCTGGTTGATAAAGCAGACCCAACTCAATACGGTCAACCTTTTGGCCCAATCCACGCTGACCCTTATGGCGATATGGACGCTTTGGTTGCTACTTTGCGCGGAAAGATTACAGCGACAGAGCTTGATGCTGAAGTACTGAAAGGCCTGTACAAAAACATCCAAGAGACAACCGACAAGACAATCAATGAACGGCTCGCTGGTGTACGTGAACGCCTGCAGAATCTTGATAGCATAGTTGATTCTCGCGTTCAAGCGTCATTGTCTGGACTCAACGAAGTAACAGGCAATCTGGAACAGGAAATACGCCGTCTGGGTACAGGTCATGCTAAACTGGTTGAGGATAGCGAGAAAGCGCAAGGCCTCTTAGAAACTTGGACATCCAAGACTAGCGAAGCCTTAGCAGGCTTGCAAGAGAATAAATTGGCCTTGACTGATGTTAATAGCGCATTGACTCAAACTCGCAATACCTTGCTTGCTAAGGTTGAAGCAAACGAAGCTGCTATCAACAAGGAATCCAAAGCAAGGGCTGATAAAGATGAAGCGATTGCTGAAGAGGTCAAGCAGCTGCGCACCCGCACTGAGGCCAATGAAGCAGCTATCGTTAGGGAAGAGCAAACCCGCACAACCCAAGACAGTGCTCAGGCCAAATTAATAGAGGGCTTGCAAGCTACAACTGCTACTCAAGCAGCAAGCATTAATCAACTGTCTGAGACTGTCGCAACGAATGAACGCTCATCAGCTACCAAGTTTGAAAACTTGAAATCAGGCTTGAGCGGTAGCCACCATTACAACTACAACTTTACAGCAGGCAAGGACAGCTGGGAAGCCTCTCAAGGCGTGTTGGAAGCTAAGACTTCAAACAACCCTAGTGACCCGTCAAACACCCTGCTGAACCTGAAGACAAATGTTACAACTTTAGTCTATTCGACCGCCAAGACCGCTATCAACCTTGAAAACGCGTACAAGGCTGTGGCAACCGTCAAAAACATAGGCCGAACTAACGTCAAAGTGCGTGTAGGCCTGATGACTTTTGACCATCGTGGCGACACTCAAACTCACTCAAACGCTGATTCCCGATACTATTGGGTCAGCGAGAAAACGCTTGCCCCTAACAGCGGTTGGTCAACTCTGGGTGGCGAAGCTAAAGGCGCAACCGCTCAATGGCCGATTAGCTCCGACTTGAAATTGGCTGCTATCCCCTTAGGGGCGAAAAAGGGCGTGCCTGTCGTTGAGATTGTAGGTGAGACTGGGTCAGAGGTTGATATTGGTACATTAGACCTGATAGACATCTCTGCTACTGCGGCTGTTGGTTCTGAAATAGCGCATTTGAAAGAAACAACAACCACTGCGCTTGGCACCCAAGCTGAAGAACTCAAGAAGCTGAACAGCGATTTCGGGAAGAACAAAGCAGCATTTGAGCAGTATCAAAAGACTCAAGCAACAGAACAGAAAGCTCAAGCCGATAAGGTTGAGACTTTGACTACCAAGGTCGGTCAGAATGAGGCTGGCTTACAACGTCTTGACCAAGCTGTAACATCTGACCGTAGCTCAACTGCGCTGTCCCTGAACAACTTGAAAGCAAGCTTCAACAGTGCAATGGTCAACCATGTTAAGAATCCGACTTTAGTGAACGATTCGACAGGCTGGACGGCTAACCCTGCTATCAAGTTCAAACGTGTTCCAAGCACTAGCTTGTTGCCTAGCGGTAAGACTGAGGCTGATGTCCCTTACTACACCCTTTTCAAATCAGAAGGCTATGTAGGCAAATTTTGGGGCACTGACCTGTTAATTGACTGCGATATTCCAAAGCTGGCCAACCCTACAGACAAGGTTCATTTCGCAATTAAAGTAGCCAATCCCGCCACGACTAACCTGACCCAAGTCAAGGTTAGAATCAACAACGCGCAAGTTATCTTGTTGGGTGAAGTTGCTAAGGGAGAGTACAAGCTCATATCAGGCTCAGTAACCCTGCCAGCTGATACAACCCAATTACAATTGCAGATTTCTACTCAAAACAGTGCAATCACTGAGGAAAATGCGATTGTTCTGGCTTACCCTCAATGCCGTACAAACTCAGCACCGATTGAGTCTGATGCGAAGTTAGAGGATATGCGCTTGGCGGTTGCTAATGCTGACCAAGCCTTAGCGCGTGACGTCAAAGGCTTGAAAGCTGACTACAAAGCCGCAGCTGCTGCTATCAAGGAAGAGAAAGAGACCCGTGCTGACCAGTATGGGGCTATCTCCCACAAATATGATGAAATGAAGTCAGAATTTGAGGGCAGCAAAGCAGCAATTAAGGACTTGAAGTCAACAGTCGCTACTGCTACGGAATCATCTGCGCACCGTATTGAAGAGCTAGGTGGCGAGTTCAACGCTAAAGTTTTAGAGGCGAAACAGACAGCCCAACGCGGTGTTGATGATGCTGCTGCGGCCTTGCAGAAAGCTGCTGATAACTTAGGCCTAGCCAAGCGGTATGCCGACGACAAGAAAAGGGAAGCGATTACTGACGCAGCCCAAACCGTTCAAGATAACTTAAAATTGGGCGGTCGCAACCTGTTGATAATGAGCCGAATGACGACTCAAGGCTATCTGCATCCAAACACTGGCGCAGTAGCTAGCAGTCGAAACGATAGAGTTGATGAAACCTATTATCCGTGTAAGCCAGGTGAGAAATTTGTTGGCAAGATATACGGATTGACTGGGGATTCAGGTTCTGCGGCTCGTATAGCCTTTTACGACCAACAAAAGCAATACATTTCCGCTGAGGTAATCCATACTTCTACTGTAAACGCTAAAGTGTATAAAGCAGAAGCACCTCAAAATGCTGCTTTTTACCGCGTTTCTGTCGTCGGTGAGGGTGTTAAGGTCAAGTTGGAACGCGGAACAATCCCCACTGATTGGACGCCAGCACCCGAGGATGTTGAAGACAAGGTTGATAAGACAAAAGTTGAAATTGAACGCCAAGTCAATGAGTTGCGTCAAGAGACCGTCCAAGCAAAAGCTAAAATCCTGAAGCATGAAGACTCAATCAACAATGCTGAAAAAGCGTTGAACGAAAAGGCCGTTGAATTACAAGGTCAGTTCAACCACGCATTGGAAGAAAAGGTTGAAGTGCTGAACAATGCAATTGCTAAGAACGCCTCAGGCGAAGAGGTCAAAGCACTCTTAGGCCGAGTAACAGCCATGGAGAAGCAGACCAGCGAAGCTAAGAGCAAAATTGACCAGTTTTCTCAGACCTTAGATACCGCTACTCAATCTAGCACTGAGCAAGTGCAAAATGCTGAGTCCAGGTTCAAGAAGTTGGTTGAAAAGCAGGCAGAGACTATCAACCGCGATATTGATACAGTCAGACAAGCAGCTGCTGATGCAGCCCAGAAAGCTGACCAGAGCTTGACTGATGCTAAGCAGTATGCTGATAGTCAAAAGACCGCCGCAATTGCAGCTGCTGAGGCTGACGCTACTCGCAAGGCGAATGCTGCTAAAGAGGCTGCGAAGAATGAGCTGAACCCTGCTATTCAAGCAGCTCAACTAAAAGCAGATGAGGGGGTATCGAACGCTCAACAAGCCGTACAATCTGCTGAGAGAAACTTGCAAGCTGCTAAGGAGTATGCAGACGGTAAGACGGCGGAAGCAAAAGAGCAGGCTATCAAAGACGCAGAAGCGCAATTGAAGCAGGCTAAAGACTTTCTTCAAGGTAAGATTGCGGAAGCAAAGGCCGTCTATGAAAACCTTGAGTTAGGCGGTCGTAATCTTATCCGCAAGAGCAATCCTAATACAACGGATAATCAGTATCTACACGCATTCGATATTACAGAAGCTCCTGCATTTGGTAGTGATGTAATTGTTACTTTGTGGGGTGATTTAGGCGAAGGCCGAACTGATTTTGCGGTGTATAATTCGAGGGGCTTTGGCGAATTAGCTAGGCTGAAGAAAGTTTCAGACGGAGTATACCAAGCCAAGTTCAAATGGGCTGATAATACATATACTGGGCCAGACGATAAGCTTTCAAATACAACTTTGAACGTCTATGCTTATCCAAGCAGTTCCACAGCTACTTTCAACATCAACAAAGTCAAGTTTGAGAAAGGTACTGTACCTACTGACTGGACACCTGCACCTGAGGACGTTGACGGTAAGATTGATGAGGCTAAACAGAAGGCTGACGGTATCAAGACTGACCTGGAACAAGCAATCAACCAAGCTAAGCAGCAACTTGAGCATGTAATCCAAGAGGTCGAAAAGAAAGCTGTTGATGCTAACACTGCGATAACTGACTACAAAAAGTCAAATGATGACGAAGTCAGCGCAGTAGGCAAAATAGCTAGAGGCTTGGATGGTAAGTTTGTAGAAGAGGGCAAAAAGATTCGCACTGAGCTTACACGCGCAATTGACGATATTCAAATCGGCGGTCGTAACCTTGCGGCGGATACTTACAATGCTAATCGAGACAAACACGGCTATCTGAAAGCCTATCGTATCACGAAAGCTCCTGCATATGGCGACAAAGTTACAGTTACTGTATGGGGTGAATTAGGCGATACGCGAAACGGTCAGATTGGCGTCTTCAATACTTCCAGCTATGGTGAGCTGTTCAAGCTGACTAAGATAGCTGATGGTGTATGGCGAGGTCAAGGCTTCTGGAATAAGCATACAGCCCCTGATGCCCAAGACCGTCAGAATGAGACCCTGAATTTGTATGCCTATCCAAAGGATAATACAGACAGGAATCTAGTCAATAACCTCTTCACTCACGTGAAGTTTGAATTAGGCAATAAACCGACTGACTGGACGCCCGCACCTGAAGACCTTGAGAGCAAAGTTGAGACCATTACCCGATGGAAAACTGAAGCGCAATCAGCTATTGAGCAGGTTCAAAGAACGGTTAATAGCGCGCAAGGTGCGTCAGCTAGTCTTGGTGAGGCATTGAATGCTCGTTTCACTACAGCAAAAACCCAGACTGTCCAAGCAGCCCGCAAAGAGCTAGAGCCTGACATCAACGCTGCTAAGAAAGCTGGTACTGATGCTGCAGGTGCGGTTAAGAATGAACTTAACCCTAGAATTAGCGCAGCACAAAATAAAGCTGATGAGGGTGTGAGGGAAGCTGCAAAAGCTAACGAAGACATACCCAAGAAATTGCGGGAGGCTAAGCAATACGCTGACACCAAAAAGACTGAGGCGATTACAGAAGCCCGTGATTGGAAGCCTGTAACGGCTAGAACTGACCTGAACACTCTGAAAGAGACAGGCAAATTCTTCATTAAAGCAACCAATAATCCGAATGCCCCTATCAACAGCCAGCTGTATGTCGCAGTTGAGAAAGGTGCAGATAACAGGATTACTCAGAAGCTTCAAGCCGACAATGACCCAAATATCCGTTATTACCGAAACTTTGACGGTAGCAAATGGACTGATTGGGTGAAAGAGGCTAACTTGGCTGATGTTAATGCTGTTGACGGTAAGGTGACTGAGACCAACAAGCGGATTGATAAGCTGAGGGTGAGTGGTCGAAACCTATTGGCTGCTACTCGCAAGCTTACTACTTTCTACCGTGGTGTAAATGTTTGGCACTATGCTAAACACCCTGATGAACCGCAAACACGCCTTGAACCAGTATCGTCAGGTGATGGCTATGACTACACTGATGCTAACAAGCAACCTGCAAACACCTCAAGCAATTACGTTCAATTGATTAGTGCAGTAGCAGGTCGTTGGGTGAACTGGCATCAGTTCAGTAGAGAGGGCAGCAGAGCAGCCAGAGATGATAGCTCACCAACATTAGCTAAAATCCAATCAGGTCGTTGGTACACTTTCAGCTGCGAAGTCAGAAAGGTTAAGGGAAGCCCTGATGCCCGATTGCAATTGAGCTTGAGGGAATACTACAAGACTTCAGGATTCAAAGACAATGCAGGTTGGGTTGATGTAACTTCAACTGAGTGGCAACAAGTTCATGTAACTATGTTTGTTGAGTACGGTCGAGGAATCTTGGGTCATGACTACTGGCTGGCATACCTTGAAATGTCTGGTGTTGGTAAAGTCCATATCCGCAAGCCTATGTTGGTTGAGGCTAACGTCCCAGCTGACTGGTCAGAAGCTCCTGAGGATTTGGAACAGGCAGAGATTCAATTTGCTGCTGATTTTGACCATTACAAATCAACACTAGCAAATGACCGTCTTGCTTTGTCTAGGGAGATAACGCAACTGGAAGCAGGCATAGGTATCTCCGCAAACTTGGTAGCTGATTCTGAGTTTGTTGAGGGCTTAACAGAGCAAGCATTCCATGAGGACAGCGACACTACTGGCTATGTGCGCGGTATGGTTAATGTTGATAATGGTAGGTCACCCAAGAACTTCCTGCCTAATAAGGCCGTAAACGGTATCAATGTTGGCTATCTTGGACGCATAAATCAGGCGAATGATTCATATTGTTGGTTTGCTACTTACAATGTCCCTGTTATTCCAGGTGTTTATCAGTATAGCATTTACGTCAGAAATGACGCTAAGGTGAATGCTGATGTGTATGCTAACTTCCTTGATGAGAATCTTGGTCAACTTGGCGCGCCTGAGGATAAATACTGGAACAAACGGACAGTTACAACGATTCCGCCTGCAACGGCTAAACCAGCTGGTCAGGCGTTGACCTTAGATGACTTCACTAGGATTGTATTCAACATTGATACAACCCATATGACGAATCTAAGGTACACAGGGATTGTCGTCAGGTTAGACCCAGTGCCTCAAGGCAAGGTTGGTGAGAATGTAGTGTTGTTCTGCCGTCCTCAAATTACCAAGATTAAGAAGCTAGAACTGAAAGAACAGGTTGAGTACACACCTGGCCCAAGTAGGACTTCAGCCAGAGCCTTATTTACAGAAGAGCGTGTAGCAAGGACAACGGAAACCGAAAGCCTTGTTAAGCAAATCACCAAAGGCTCAGCCAAATTCCCGAACGGAACAGGCGACATCAATCAGGTCAGCACGGTTTTGAATCAAATCATGACCGCGACAGCCAATCAAGTATCCGCTGATTTGACTAAGCAGTATCAGTTACAAATTGGCGGAGCTAACTTGATTGAAAACTCTGATTTCAAGTCATACGCTAGCCTGCAATCTTATCCGAACTCAACCTCACGCAATAAGACCGCTTCCATTTATGAATACATGCGCCCTAACGCAGGTACAATGACACCTCTTATCATTCCAGATGTTGGTTTGACAGGTTCAAATGCCCTGCGCGTATCTTGGACTGAATTCCCGTCAGTTCAGGACAAAGGTATTCAAATTGTATTCAGCAGAAAGACTTGGGAGATAGGTCAGTTTTACATCTTAGCAGTAGCTGCAAGGCTTCCTGCTGGTGTGAACGTGAGGGGCTGTCGAGTGAGATTGGACGTATCTAATCCTCCCTTCTGGCAAGACGTTGAGTACCTGAATCAGCCTGAATTAACCAATGGTTGGCAGTGGACAATCTGTAAGGCTCGTAAGACCCAAACAGACAACCTCAACCAATTATTCATATCAGTCAACGGAGCAAATAGCCCGACACTCAGAAGCGTTGAATTCTGCCTTCCTTACGCTAGTCAAGGCGTTACTTGGGGCGGTTACAAGCCACCCTCAATCTCTGCTTTACTGACGGAGACTAAAGAGGTAGCACTTGACGCTCAAGGCAAGGTCAATGCTAAAATCGGTATGACTGTTGATGCAGGTGGTCGAGTTATCGGTTGGGAAGCTCAGAACAGGAACAACTCAACTGAATTCACTGTATTGGCTGATAAGTTTCAGGTCAAAAACAGCTCAAATCAAGGCGGTTCTCCCTTTAACATTGAAAATGGCGAAGTCGTATTCAATGGTAAAGTGCGCTTTAACAACGTGCAAGATGTCCCGAAAACGCCGATGACTATCACGGCTGTAGGGGTATCCAACAATCTGGATGTTGCCAAGCGAGTAGCATTGCTAACTACAGACACTAGAGACTTGCACCGCGCAGGAAACGGTCGAGGCGTTTGGCTGTCCGTTATCAATAACACGACTGGCGCACTGATATCCAATGTCCAGTACGATACCTACACGGCTGCTGGCTGTACTGCTTTTGCTAATGCAGTCAATAGCTTGAATTGGGGTAGCAATCTGGTAATTGTACGGTCGCAAGATGCGTCAATGGCTGATAACCAAGACCTCATCAGGGCTTTGAATAGACTGGATGGCGGTTTCGGCGATAACGTGAACAACGCTTTGAAAACTGAGGTGAGAACAAGCTTCTGCTCGATTAGCCAAGTTAAAGGCACTGACCGTTATTCCAGCTCATCCATAGACGGTCGAAAGAATCCTGACCAAGTTGCGGCCGTCTGCTCAGGCTTGTTGCTAAACGGCACTTTCACGATGGTTTCATCACCTGTAAATAACAGTCAAACCAGTTTGACGGATATTGCGCAGAAAGCAGCCGATACGAAAAATGAGGCAATTCAAGCAGCCCAGCGAAAAGCTGAAGAGGGCGTCAGGGAAGCTAAAAAGGCTAATACAGACATACCCCAGAAGCTGAAGGAAGCTAAGGATTACGCTGACACCAAGAAAACAGAAGCGATTAATGCAGCTGCTACTGATGCTACTACAAAGGCGGACAATGCCAAACGGGATGCAAAAAATGAGCTACAGCCTGTAATCAATCAAGCAAAAACTGATGCGGTTACAGAGGCTAAAAAGTCTGTAGTGCTTACAACTGCGCAAGACCTGAACAACCTGACTAGCTCGGGCAGCTATCTGATTAGAGCTACTAACAACCCAAATGCGCCTATCAACAATTGGCTGTTTGTTACGGTCGAGGGTAATGGTGCAGACCGTGTACTGCAGACCTTGACGCAAGACAATAACGACACAATCCGTTATACTCGCAGAAAGGCTGGCGGTAACTGGTCAGCTTGGGCTAAAGTGCCGAATGCTGATGATGTTAGTCAGTCTATTTCGGCCTTGAAAATCCCGAACGTGTTGTATGCTCAAGGTGCTTACAATAACAGCTATGCTCAGATGAAAATCTCAACGCCAACAGGTATCCGCAATCTACCGATTGCTAATCAGACAGGCATTGCAGTACAGATTCTGAACTCAGCAACTTTAGCAGTCGAGTTTGCCAAAGTGTATCCTGCTAATTCTGTTAGCTATGGTCAAATGGCTGCTGATTTGAGTAAGTCGAGCAATGCTGGTAAGATAGTCATGATTGTGTCCAGAGCTAATGTCGGCAGGGTAGATGATACCAACCTGCGGTCAGCTTTGCGTAAAGCAGGCTCAACTGACCTGATTTACAACACACTGACCAAGCGAGGTGAAAATACATTTGCCTTGATTGGTAAGATTGGCTCAGAAGGCTCAGCCCAAGAATCTATCATGGCGGTCGGAGGAAATGGCGGAGTATTTGGCGATTTCGCTCAGGTTTCGTCTGTTTGGACTTCTGGCGAATTAATGCCTGGTAATCAGACAGTGATTGATGGCGGTAGGATTACAACCAATTCTATCTCAGCCAACCAAATCAGTGTCGGTTCATTGTCTGCTATTTCGGCTAACTTAGGCCATGTAACTGCAGGCTCAATTAACATTGGCGGCAAGTTCAGGGTTGATAACAATGGTGAAGTACTGATTAGTTCAGGCGGTTCTGCTGGATTGAAGATTACTAACCAACGCATTGACGTGTTCGATGAAAACGCTAAATTACGTGTCCGACTAGGCAAACTGGTTGATTAATCCGCAAGGCTGGCTTCTGCTGGCCTTGCTATCTCTTTACGGAGGAAACGATGTATGGACTTCAAATAAGAAATGACGATGAAGTGTCTGAGATTTCCGAGTATATAGGCAATTTATCGGGATTTGATGGCCAAAACTTCAATTCTGTAGCCAGCGCAGAAGCTCCGACAGGATACGGCTTGTCTGTTGATAACCAGAAAATTGTTTTGCATAGTGACGACACATACAGGCTCAGGTTGCTTAGAAGCTCGCATGAACGTGAGAATTTTGACGGTAAATTCTTTACTGCTCCTGTACCGTCTGATGTTCTGTTATTAGTCAAAGCTGAAGGGGAAAGCCTACAACTGTACGCATTAGACCGCGTGTCTTCAGATGACAAGAAAGGGCAATACGGATTGCGACTAGACGAACAGACTGTCGCACCTGTACAAAGGCCTGTTAGTGTTGAAACTTTGGATATTCAATCTGACAGTTTTTCATACGACCCTGAGGGCAGGAGAACGCGCAGGGATAATGCTACAATTTATTTTGTCATGTGGTCAGGAGATTTATTCCTGGATTTTCAAGGTTTAAAGCAAGTTACTGGTGCTAGCGGTAGATTCAGACTGCGCAATCATGATGGTGAAAAAGTATTCTCAAGCTATCCCAGAGGGATTCATCAAGAAAAGACCGTCACAGTTTATAAAGGCATAAGGTAACCAACATGTATATCATTGAAAAAGAATATACCAACCCAGACGATGGCAAAACTTCAGCCGTCTTTCTAGCAGGCAAGATTGAGATTGACTGGATTAACAACCTGTCCGAGATTATCATCGCAGGTTTCAGCACCCTACAGGATTTCATTGACGGGAATCCGCCCAACCTAGTGAAGTTGCTATCATTTGCAGCTGCACCTGCACAATGTGAAGACCCGATTCTGTACCTGTTTCGTGAATTGACTTTACATGATGGCTGGTTACCTCTCAAGGGTGGCAATATCAAGAGACTGTATGACCTTGATATCAACTTCAATACAACATATGCGAGGAACGCAAGATGAGAGTGATTATTATGGGTGAACAGCCTGTATTCTCTGAAATTAACCGCAAGGAAGAGATAACGCCAGAGACCTATCTGCTGACCGACAAGGAAGAGCATGATATCAGGGAAAGCCTGGAGAAAGGTGGTGAGGTGTATGTTACTGCAGACAAACGACTTGTCTGGTCAGGCGCGAAACCCGACACCCACTACACCTATAACAAAACAACTGAAGCTTGGGTTGTTGACGAAGAGAAACTCAAAGAGAAACTGACACAGTACAAAGCTGACTTGTGGGAGAAAGTAAAGGCCGAACGCGAAACGCGCTTGGAAGCAGGTTGCTATGTCCCCTCCCTCAAGAAATGGTTTCATACAGACATGACTAGCCAAATGAGCTACACTAGAGCATTGGAGTTTTTCAATCTCAATGCTGGCGACGAATCGAAGCCTGCTAGCACTCAGTGGAAGACAATGGATGGTACTTTTGTTGAAATCAACAAAGACAAATTAGTCGAGATTATTTCAGCCATTTTCATTCGCAGTCAAGAGATTTTCAAGATTGCTGAAGTTCATGGCGCAAAAATCAGAGCCTTGAACAGTCTTGACCCTTACGACATCATGACTGATTGGCCTCAGTCGTTCACTAAGGCAACCAATAATGAATAACATCTTTATCGCATTCTATCACGGCAAGAAACCTTACAAACAGGGTGAGTCTAAAATCAAAACAATCTGGTTCAGGATTTTAGACCGCCTGACCCGATTCTTCACTAATGGCAAATACTCGCATTGTGAAGTAGCTATCCGTGACGAAGAGGGCAAATACAGCATCTATTCCGCCTCCGTCCGAGACGGCGGTGTCCGAGTACATCACGGCAAGGAGCTGACTACAGACCAATGGGCGTTAGTGCCTGTTGATTTGACTGAGGCTGCTGTTATCAAGTATTTTGATGAACACAAGGGGCGCGGTTACGACTTCTTTGGGGCTATTGGTTGCGCTATGACTTGGATAAAGAACAGCAGCAGCCGTATGTTCTGTAGCGAGTTTTGCGCAGGCGTGCTAGGGTATGATGAGCCATGGCGATTCAGTCCTAGTGAACTGTATTCAATCCTGACCAAACGGTCAATTTAACAAGGAAACACTATCATGGCAAAACAAATTATTGCTATTCAACACGATACTGAGGACTACAACACTGGAGCTATTGCTACCTACCATACGATTGATAGCATGTATGTCGATTTCAAAAATCGCTCCGTCTCAGCCACTATCAACGGCTATGTATCCAAAGCTGCGTTTGAATCAGGCAAATCACCCCTCAATTCAAACTCTTTCACAATCCAAGAACTCCCTGAATCAGGCGAAGTTACCCGTCATTGGATTTATGCAAAAGCTATCGAGTTGCCGCCTGAGCAAAGCGTATTCTCAGGCGCGACAGCGATTGAAGCCTAGACAGGGTATCGGGTAAGGAGCGGATGTAGATGAACAGGATAGACCTTGAGTGGCGCAGAGGCGATGATGAGATGGAGACTTTCGTGTTTGAAATCGACAAGAAGCCTGTTGATTTTACAGGCTGCTCTTTCAACATGAAGATAGTCCCTGAGTATCAAGGAGAGCCAATACTGCTAAGCTCATCTGAAGGCATTGCAGTCAAGGACAATATGGTACAAATCTCAGTCCCTCACCAGGCAACTGAAAATACTTCATGGGATACCGCCAATTATGACCTGCAGATGACTGATAGCACAGGTAGAATCAAGACCTTGTGCTATGGCAGCATAAGCATGTTACAAGATATCACGAGGTGAAAGATGGATGGATGAGCAGGGCAATTTTACAGCACGGTTATTGCGAAAGCCTGCAATAAAAGTGAAGCTTGACCCGAGGGCTATGCCTTTCAAGCAACCGAAGCAAGAGGGTCATCCCTCCGATGTTGAGGGTGAAGAACTGCCTGACTTGGCAGATTTGGTATTAAAATACAAACTAGGAGCATTATAGTGGCCACTTTGAAAACACTGTTAGGCAATTTCGCCCAGTTTATCGGCGAAAAAGACAAAGAACTCAAACAAGAACTCGCAGGCAGCATTAATACGGCTAAGACAGAAGCGATTAGCACAGCTGCTATTGCTGCTGACGCTAAAATCAATACAGCTAAGGGCGAAATTCAATCCCAAATCCAATCAGCCGTCTCAGCCTTGAAAACTGAGTTGATTGGCGGGGCTTCTGAAGAATTAGACACATTCAAAGAACTGGCTGAAGAACTGGCTAAGTTGAAAGCAAATGGTAGCAGCGTGCCTGAATCTTTGGTTACCAAGATTACTGAGATTAAAGGTACTGCTGACGGCGTCAAGTCTGATATCGACAGTATCACCCTCCAAGAGTTGAAAAACAGCTACACTGCTGCTTTGTCTTAACTATATTCAGGGTGCGTCCCACCCTGTTTAAGGAGGTTTAATGAGTTTACAAAAAACATTGAACGACTTTTCGGCCTTCCTTGCTAATCAAATCTCAGCTGCTGGTGTATTGAAAGGCGATGGCAGGCCTGACGATAAGCCTGAACTAGCCGACAAGCCTCAAGGTACATTATACCAAGATATACGTACTACACACGGCGCGTCACTCTGGCTTAAGAATGCTACAGGCCAACGTGGCTGGATTGTTATTTCGGGCGATACAGGCTGGAAAACCCTCAACATTGTTTCCAAGCTTGGCAATTCTTACCTGAAAGTGCGTAGAGTTAATAATACCGTGATGTACCAGTTTGGCGGATTACAATGGGGCTGGTTTGGTATTGTACGGCGTGGTGGTCCAGGGTATAGCATTCAACCGTCCGACCGCGAGCGCAATGTATTCATTCTTGGTTTGCACCAAGTACCAGTAGGATTCAGGTCAGAAGCCAGCTTGATTGGTAGTATCTACAACGACAAGGGCATACCGTACGGAACATGGTATCTAGGGGGTTCAGGAGATGCTAACATGTTGCGATTTCAGTTTACCGACCCTATCCCAACTGATAGAGACATTGGCGATATTAGGGTGAGCAATATCACGTATTTTACAAATGAGCAGTGGCCAAGATAGCCTCAATGGTTCAGTCTAGTGACTGTACTCAAATTTAACAAGGAAACATCATATGATTAAAGACGTTGCATGGCTGCAAGAGTGGCTCAATAGCAAGGGTGCAAATCTGAAAGTTGACGGAGTAGGCGGTTCTATGACCCGTGCTGCTTTCATCACCCTCTTCGCCAACAAAGACGCAAAAGCAATCACTCAGGCTGAGCTTGACCAGATTGCTAAAGACTTGGGCGACACTAGCGCAAAACGTATCCAAGCCGTTGCTAAGGTTGAATCCGCAGGCTCAGGCTGGTTTGATTCAGGCTTACCTAAAATCCTGTATGAGCGTCACAAATTCTACAAACACACCAAAGGCCGTTTCGGTACGACCTATTACAGCAATCGCTTGCCTGGCGGTTACACTGTGGACGCAGACCATAACGGTATCAATGACAGCTGGGAAAAACTCGCAACAGCCGTCTGCTTAGACCCAAAAGCTGCATTGATGTCTGTCTCAATCGGCAAATTCCAAGTGCTGGGTGAGTATTACGCCTTCTGCGGCTATGAGCACCCGATTGAAATGCTTTGGGCTGCTCGCAATTCTGAATACGCGCATTATACAATGCTGCGAGATTTCATCTTGAAAGTGGCCAATATCAAGCCGCAATTCCTCCGACTTTCTGCCAACCCGTCAGACAATATCCCATTTGTATCTCGTTACAATGGCCCAGCTTATGCCAAAAACAACTACCATGTGAAAATCGCCCAAGCTATGCGGTAGCAATCTGAGGCGATTGCAGTTCAAAACCCATCAGAATAAAAGGAAAATCCAGTGGACTTAGCAAAATTGATTGAGTCTTTGAAGGATTTCACGGTCAAACGCATACTCCTGCTATCAGTGATAGGCATCGTTTCGCTGCTTATTTGGAAGATAGACCCAATCTTGACCTACTTGGCCAATAAACCGCCCAAGCACGTTGAGAACACGCCGAAAACAGTTGAGAGACCGCCTGCAATCATCTATGATTCTGACACGGATATTCTCAGTGTTGCTAAAGTAGATACCGACAAGCTGTTTAAGGCCGTCAGCGGTGTTGTATCCAATACCAATCTGCCTGTAGCCTCAGTAGCTATCTACAAATTTGTGCCTGGTAGTATTCCTCACGAATATCAAGGGCGCGTGTTGGTATTCTACTGGAACAGACAGATTGGCGACGACAAGGAACAGGCTGAGGCCAAGATTGAGGAAATCAACCTGAGGTGGCTGCCTATCTGGTCGGGCAAAGATACAATCGAGGAACTGCTGGACGGTCATACAACCAAGTCTAAACTGGTTGACCAGCAGTTTGTGTTTATCAACTCCAAAGGTCAGGAAGAGGTGGACAACATTCCATCTATCAACCAAGACAGCATGATTTTGGACGGTGTAAAAGGGATTTACCGTCTGCCAATCAAACGCAACGCTCATATTGTAGGTTACATCTCAATCTTCTTGACTGACGATAATGTACCTGACGCTGAATTGCAGAAATACGCTGGCCTGATATCAGCTAAGACCGCAAGGATGTTGGATGATAAATATGAAGACAACTAGCAAGTTTTTAGCCGTATTATTTGCAGCTTTCTTAGCAAGCTGCGGAATCCCTACAGACCAACCAAGCAATAACAACACGCCTGTCGAAACAAAGACAGACATCAACCATTGCTTCAAGGATTTGGAACTGTCTCATGAAGTCAGCAAGCTCAAAGAGTTCATCTTTGTGTATCGCATGAAATACTCTTCTGAAATTGCTGTAACCAAAGAGCTTGTATATTCAAGTCTTGAGGGCAAATCCTTATGGCTTCCTGAGGCTAAGGCTCAAACGAAAGACACCAAGTTACAGGCTGCTATCTTCAATGATGAAGCGAGTATCCTGAGAGTGTCTGAAATTACCAATACTGAAGCACTTGACCTTGAACTCTTACGCAAGAACAACTTAGATTCCCTGCTGGTGTATCCAATCGAGACTAGAGACAATAGCAAGATTGCGGGCGTGATTATCATCGCCTACAATTCCAAGAGCTTTGAACGTAACGTTTCGGCGGAATACATCTTAGCTATCCCCAAGATGGCAGTCAGGGAATCCCTAATCTATGGGTGTCATTAACATGAATCTATTGAAAGCGACAGGGAGTGATTCACCCTCACTGTCTAAATTCGTGATGTTTGTAGGCCTTATAACGACTACAGCCGTTGTCGTCTGGCAGGCGTACAAAGGAACGCTATCAACTGAGATTTTCAGCTGGTACGTCATCACGACATTCGGGGCTAACAGCGTGAACAAGGCGATTTCAGTGGCTGGTAAGGTTACTGAACTCAAGCAACTTGTAAATGCTGGAGCTGTCCCAACAGCAGAAGAGGAAACAGCACCAGAAGCTGACGTTCAGCCTGCTGAATTCTTCTATGCTACAGGCGTAACACCATCAACAACTGAAGAAAGGAATTAACATGTGGGCTGCTGTTATGGCAGCCTGCGGTCACTTCGTGAAGGGCAACTGGGCTTGGCTAGCAGTCTGCTTCGGCTTACTTGCTTTTGCTGGCTATAAAAACGTTCAGTTAGCTCGCACTATTGATGAGGCGCACCGCAAGGCTGTAGAATGTAAAACTGCTTCTGATGAAGCCAATCGCAGAATCCTTGACTTGAACAACAAATTAGCTTTCCAAAATCTAGCCATCAGCGAGAGTGAATCACGCTCACGCTTTCTTGAGATGGAATTGAGCAAGACGCAAGAAGAGAATCAGGCATTGGCTGAGAAAGCCAACAAGACGGTTGAAGAGAAATGGAAAGCTGAACCATTCACTTCCAACTGCGAATCCAATGCGACTATCCTGAAGAGCCAAGCAGACGGCCTAGCCAAGAAATGGAGTTCAGACTAATGAAACCGCTTATTGCAATGTTAGCAGCACTGGCTATTACAGGCTGCGTATCCAAAACCGTTCATGAGGCTGAAGTCCAGCAACTCAAAGTTGAACTGGAAAAGGTCAAGACCCAAACAGTTGTTGTTAGCAAGCCTGTTATCTATTGCCCTGCTCCCAAAATCCCTGCGAAGCCTAAGCTGGCTATTCAATCTATCAGCCCGCAATCTCAAAATGCAGACGTGTTGAGAGCATACGGCCAGTCGGTAGAGCAGTTGATTAATTACAGCAATTCGTTGCGTCGCAATTTGAAGGCATACGAAGGCCTAGACAAACGATTGAGCAAGGAACAATAGTATGACTGCCAATGAGATACTGACCCAACTAGAAAACGAAAGAGCGCGTCAAGAAACATGCCCTTGTCGATTCTGCTCAAGCCAACCTGAATTTCACCGCAGCGAAAAGCTGATTGTCTTGCGTTGTTCCAAGTGCTCAATGATTGCGAGGGGCTATATCTCCATTGGCTGTATCAAATCAGAAGGCCAAGCAAGAACAGCAGCCCGAAAATTGCTGAGTTCATGGAATGAGAGGAATGCATGTTAAACAAAGAGATATTGGAAGCATTTGATAACTGCGAGGGTACAAAGAATCCGCTCAAGACTCAATCAATCCTGCTAGAAGGGAAAACGGCTAAGGCTAAAGAGTCATTGGATGAATTGTCCGCCATGTTATTTCCTACTACCGACAGCAACAGCCCTTCCCATTCCCGTGCTTCGGCCTATTCTTCCTCAGGCTCAGGCGGTGCGGATTCCTCCGATAACTTGTCACCCAAACAGAAGCTCATCAATGAATTCTTGAAAGGTACAGGCCTTGCTAAATCTCACTTAAGCCGTATCAAACAGGCTACACTTCAAGTCAGCCGTGTTACAGGCTTAATCAAGAATTATTCGATTGAGAGCTTGGCTGATGTACCAACACGATTCTCCGTTGTCGGTCAATACATGGCCGATAGGGGGCATGACTGTAACATCGTCAATTCTGTATTTGGAATGATGATGGGCGGAGGCAAAGCCCTGTTAGAATCCTTAGGGATTGAAACGCAGTTCATCACTGACCTTGCAGGCAAACTGAACGGCTTTGTCGAGTTAGCCAAGAAAGGCGCAGAATGGGTCAATGGCGCTATCGACAGGTTCAACTCACTGGTTGGTGACCTTGAGTCTTTCATCAACAATATTGAAAGCAGGATAGCCAACCTTGAGCAGCTAGTCAAGAGTACGATTCAGGCTGAGATAGACAAGCTGAAAGAATTGATGATACGCAATCTCAATGCAATGTGGGCCAGAAACTTGCCTGGTTGGTTGCAGAATGATTGCTTCAAATCAGTCTTGTCTAATGCTTTGTCTGATAAAGTCAGCAGGTTGACTGAGGAACTGCTATAACAACAATTCAACATAATGCTAGGCGCAGAGCCGTCTAGTTTCGCCCCTTTAGCCGTGATTGGTTGAAGGGGCTTTTTTATTGCGATAGAAATTCTGGCGATTTTAGCTGGGTGCAATCGGTTGAATGGTAAATGTTTTGGTCAGGGATTCAAAATTTGATATAGCGTTAAAATAGACAGCAAACTTTCGATTCTAGCGTGATTGGGGAGGCTCAGCAGCGAGTTATTATCAAATTTCAGTCTCAAGCCTCATGATTCCCTCTTTCGGCTGAATCAGGGTTCAGACAGCCTAAAGATAGGATTTTCGGCTCATGGCTGTTTGAGAGTTGATAGTGCTGAAGCAGTCTTGTTTTGATACTTGACTGGCCCATCATACAGCCAGTCAGACGGTTGATTGATGGCGAGGATTTTATGCATGGTTGTTCTTAGTCCTCATGAGTGTCTGATTAGAAGATTTTTATTTAATAATATTAATAAACCGTTGTATAGTTATTGTATCACATCTATGAGTTTGGAATTGGCTATTTCGCGGATAAGTTATTGTTTCTCAATCGCTATTTTTAGACAAAATCCTGTATTTATGTTCGGAATCCCAACCGTTACAAGCTTCATTTCTCAAATCCGCATTACACACCCCGAGTTTCAACACTCAGCAATTGGCTTTGATTTTCTACTTTCGGCCTTCTCAAGTCTGATAGCAATCAGTCTGGATATTAACGATTTCAGTCATCAATCAGGTCACGGATTTCTGTTTCCCCGTGCATGACTGAGGTCAGGTCGGAGGGGATTGAGGATTGAGAACACGCTAGAATCGAAAATTAGCCAGTTAGGATTTTGAAACAGATAACGACTTGGGCAGGGATTCTATCGTGTCTAATTTTCGAGATTTGCTGGGGAGAAATTAAGATTAGCGTTTCTTGTAGGGCTGCTCAGCAGGAACGGATTTCAGATTTCAGCAGGCTCGTTTCTTGTTTTCAATCCGTTGGGTCAGGGTTCAGTCGGTCGGATTCTCGCTTGTTTGCTTGAGGGAGGATACATGCCTGCTCACATCACAGCGCAGTCAGCAGTGTTGAGGGGTGATTGACTGTTTTCATCTCTAGCTTGGCACACTCACAAGCCAAGCAGACGGTTTCTTGTTTCTCAACTCTAGCCTGCTCACATCACAAGCAGGCAGAGGATTGAAATTTCAGTCTCATGGCTGTTTGAGGAATTATGAATGACTGAGGTCAGTCTGTTTGATTGAGATGATAACAAGATTTTCGGCTATTAGATATAATATAAGAAATGTGTGGTGTATTATATATCACATCTATGAGTTTGGAATTGGACTTTTCGTTGCTAATCGATTGTTTCAGCAGAAGAATTTTTAGCCAAAATCTTGGTTTTATGTTCGGAATCCCAACCGTTACAGGATTCAATTTTCAAGTCTCAGCAACCAGTAGCAAGTTTCATCAGTCAATGCTATAGCTTTGCTGTTGATTCTTTTCGGTCGGATAGCCTCAGGGCTGAGATTTCAGTCTCATGTAGGGCTGATGCGATTCTTGCCTACCACTCACCCAGCAGGCTTGAGTAGCATGAGTGTCTGATTTCAAGATTTCATGCCTGAGTGTTGATTCTAGGATTTCATGCTCATGGCTGTTAGTCGATTGAGGGGTGTGATGAATGTTTGTTTTTCTCAATAATATATAATATAATCTGTGGTGTGTCTATTGTATATCACATCTATGAGTTTGGAATTGGACTTTTCGTTGATAAGCAATTGAATCTCAAGCAAAATTTTTAGCCAAAATCCTGTATTTATGTTCCGATTCCTGTACCCGCCAAGAAGCAATTATTGCAAAATCCGAAAATTGTCTAGAAGCGAAAATTAGCCACTATGCTTCTTGAGTCAAGACGTTATTTGGTCAGAATCGCTAATCTGTCTAATTTTCGATTCTCGCTGTCTCAGAATCCCGATTAGGCCGTCTTGAATAGCTACTCAGGAAATAGACGCAAAAAGAAAAGCCCAACACTCAATTAAGAATGCTGGGCTCAGGGTCACGTTAGGCCGTCCGATTCATCTGGTGAAGCGGTCAACTGCGATAACTACACCGACTGCAATGCAACCGATGAGAGCAATGCTTGCGCAAATCGCAAATAACAATGTAAACATTTCAATTGTCCTTTCTTGAGTAGTGATTTTGTAAGTGCTGGTTAGTCACCCACTTTAACCGAAGTACAACCAGCAGCACTCACGGTGTATTGTTTGTTCTCTTCATAAGGCCGTTCAAATTTGAAGAGGCCGTGTTTTTCTTTCAATCGGTAAACAACGCCATGGTCGGTATCGCCACACACAAGATGATACTTGTAGTTGAGTTGTTCTTCAATGCGGTGATGCTCACCCCAGAGGAAGAGGACACCCATGCCTAACAGTACAGCCACTGCGATGAGGATTTCCATTTGTTCTCGCATGTTCCGCTCCTACAGTCGGTCATTCTTCAAAGCGTCCAAAGCGTTATCAAATTCATTCATCGCTTCGTAAGATTGAGTGGTGAAATTGTTTGATAGCCAGTTGATTTTCACGATGAACTTCTTGTCGAGATTTCGGCTCGCTTTAGCAAGGGTCATCAGTTTTTCAAACAATTCTTTGTCGACAGTCACTTGCGGTTTCATGGTGTTCTTCCTCTCGGGATTCAATCGGGGTCAGGCTTTGGCAGACTGCAAAGCCGTTGTTTCTGACTAACCAGCTAATGTTTTCTACAACCCATTCGGACAAGCGATAAGTCCGCATTTGTCCTCGCAGGATTTCTAACAGTAGCAAGTCATCGTGGTGTACTTCTATCACCTTTGCGTGACGACCGTTCGGCAGGGACATAAACAGGTCAGTTGTGTCTTTAGACAGCCAATCCAAAAAGTCGATTTCGTTTTGGGCTTCAGTCTCAAAATACGCCTGCTTTGCGTCGTCAATCAGGGCTTTGAATTTCAGGAGAATCATTTGATGTCTTTCTCGGTCAGGTCATAGTCAGCCAGTTCAGGCTTGTTAGGGCAAGCAAAGGATTCTTGGCTGCTTGCTTTGCGTTGTACACATTCTTCGTGTTGGCTCAGTTGCTGTTTGTAGTCTTGAATATCAGAGGCTTTCAGAGCAGCTGTACCAGCAATAGCGAAAACGACTGCACCAACAGCGATAAAAAGAATAGATTTCATTTTGACTCCAGAATTAGTTGTATAAGGTATTATCTCAGTCACCAATCTTAATTTTTAATCTAAAATCGGCCTCCGTTATAATTGAATATCGCAGAGGCCAACTTTAATTTTTATTGGTCGTTCCAGCCTTGCATAAGCCATTCAATGACTAAAGTGAGTTTGGCGTCTATCGTCGCCCATAAGTAGTCAAGCATGATTGTCTTTCAGATATTGGCGCTTGGCTGCTAGTAGATTCCTGAAGATACGGCGGACAAAGTAAGCTTGAATCGTCTTGCCCTCTTTTGTCTCACCTATCTTGCGCATGAGGGCTTGGTGTACCCTCACGGCCTCGAAAACTAGGTCATCATAGCTTGAAGTCGGAGATAAGTCAGCCACTATCAATCCAGACAACCTAGCTCGCATAACAGGGTCAAATGAAGCAGCATAGCGGATAGAATCGAAGCCCGAGTCAAATATGTAGCTTTCTAAGCTCGATTCTTCAGGCTTTCAGGCAGGTTGCTTCAACCCAAACAAGTAATAGCCGACAGCATTGTAGTATTCAGCCTGCTCTTTCGGGATTTTGAAGAATGGGTCAGTGATGTCCGACAGGAAATACGCCCCACCGCCCACGATAAACAGGTTATCAACCTTGTCTAAGATGTCGCCAAACTGGTCTTCAATGATGACTTTCAGATTTTCAATGTAGGCCAATTTTGCTTCTTTGATGAAGCTCGCTACTTCATAACTCACACCTCTTCGTTTGAAGCTGCCCTCGTTCAGGATTTGTCGGGCTTCGTTTACAGTCAGATTAAGGCCGTGCGCTTCCTTGAGTTTTTCAACCAATGCAGAAGCGATAACGATTGCGCCCTGCTTCTCGATACCGCGCAACATATTAGAAGAAGTCTTGCCGTTGACAACGTGACAGACGTCAAGTGTGTTGAACCCAATATCACATAGGACATAGTTCAGCTGAGGATTGAAGTCTTTGCTCACCTGAGGGAAAGTCGCACCGTATCGGTCGATAGTTAGCTTGCTTGCCGCGCCTTGAGGTAACACAATCACTCGTACATCCTTGCCTAAGCCTTTGAAGAGGTTTTCTACCGTCTCTTTGTAATAGCCTGAGTTGCTGACTTGAGCAATAGACAGGCCTAATACAATGATATCAGGCAATGAAATATCCAAGTCCTTGATTGCTTTGAGCAGGAACAGCGGTGTTGCTTTCTCAAGGCGTGAGTAGTCAGAGATGTCGATGATTGCAGAGTTTTGAATACCCAAAGCTGCGTCACCAACATAGAATGAACGGCCTTCGTGCTCGATGAGGTTCACGTCATTAACCAATGCGTTCTTTTCAACCTGTGCGACGGCTGAGGGAAACTTGAAGACATTTTTGACGGAGTTGTTATCACCGTAAACAACTTTCACATCTCCAAAGCCTGTATCAACTGCTAAAATATTCATGTTTTATTGCCTTTCGTTTAAACAGTAAAATTAGCCATGCCTGGGTCAATCTTGCCCTCTCGTTCCTCTTGACCCTCCGGCTGAGTGAAATAATCGTCTTTGGCTGCGGCTTTCTTGCCTGACGGCTTGTATGCTTTTACAGGCTCAACCAACACTGTTTCTTGCGTTTCAGGCGCAGGGCTGGGGATACCCTCAGGCGCGCGAGTATGCGTAACCGCCTGAATTGTACCCTTGTGAATGCTTTTAGACTGGCCTGGTCGTACAAATTCGATATTGACGAATTCAACATCATCTTCGCACTCGATAGTGATTTTCATGTGATTCCTTTCATGGTTTAAATCCTGTAATAAACAAAATTGCAAGGATACAAGCAACATTCATACCGCATAGCACCCAGTAAGCCGTTGACCACTTCGATTTAACGGCTAGAGTGCTGAAGACTATGGCATAGATTGAATGTAGCAAGAGTAAGAGGTACAGCATAGCCCTCAGCCTTTCAAGATTTCGTTGAATTCCGCTTCAGTCACGATTTTAACACCCAACTTGCGGGCTTTTACAGCCTTGCTAGACTGTGCGTCTTTGTCGTCTGTTACCAGATAATGCGCTTTGTTGATAGCAACTTCTGCTACCTTGCTGCCCCAATCAGCCAATAACTGATTGCGGGGCTTGCTAAGCTTGCCTGTGAGAGTGATAAAGATTTCGGCTTCCTCAGTCTTTGCGACTTCAGCCAGTACAACGTTGAAACCAGACTCAAAGGCTGTACGGACAAAGTCAAAATTCTCTTCAATAGACTTAGCAGGAACATATGTAGGCAATTCGGCTTCCAATTCTCTCGGCAATCGGCCTAATTCTTTCACGCTTGCGAAGAAGTCTTTGCCTGTCTCGGCATAGTATGCGTTGATAATAGCAGAGGCAGTCTCACCTACACCATTCAGGTTCATCGCTTGCAAGAATACAGGCAATGTAATCAGTTTGAGGTTATCCATTAGCGCGTTTCCTCGTTGTACGAAAGCAGGGGTCAAGACGGCTTCCAGATTGCGGTTATCAGCGTCAACCAGATTCTTCAGGGCTTGTAAGGTAGTCAGCTGAAAGTGCTCAATCATGGCGTCAATCTTAGCTTCTGCGAAGCCGAAAGGCGCAGCTGAGGACATCAAAGCCTTAACCATGACTGCTTCGCGGTCAAGTTCATAAGTCAGATGAACGCCGTCCCACCTGGTCGGTTTGCCGTCCCATTTTGCAGGGATTGCTGCTTGAGTAGATTTGAATGTACCGCACCAATCAGGAATGACCTCATTAGCTTTCGTCACCTGAATGATTGAACCCTTGCCGATGTTGTTATCCAGAATTGCTTTGAAATTGAAGCCAGAACACAAGCTGATAACGCTACCAGACATTTCAGTCGGTTTGATACGAATGACTGGAATCAGACGGCCTTTGTCGGAGGCGTTAATTTCAACGTCCACTACTTCGCATTCATATACAGGTGTCGGGAATTTGACTGCATAGCTTTCTTCATCGGCGTTTTGAATAACAACACCGTCCGTCAAGAAAGCATAGCTGTACTCAGGTGTGTAGTAGTTGAAGAGGCTATCGCAGGAGTCATGGTCCAGAACCGCCCCAGCGATGAACCGTACAACGTCAAAATCTGCTGTTAATGACTGTTTCCGTTCAACTGCGTCACCAGCAATATCAGTCTCATAAGCGACAAATTCAATCAGCTCATTTAGCTCGCTAGGCTTCGCAGCATTTGCAAGGCCTGCTACCATATTCCGCACGTTAGCATAGCCCTCAGCCAGTCGGTCTTTGCGGATTACCAGTTCACCGCGCACCCAACTTAGCTTGCCTGCTAATTCCTCGCTTAACTGCTTCGGAATGTTTGCTTTCGGCAGATTCGCAGTAACATCATATCCGTATTGACCGTCATTGCGAGTTAGCACATATTTCAGACGGCCTTTGTCGTCATAATATGCAACGGCTGAGATACCGTCCAGCTTGCTAGATACGCAACTGGCCTCTTCAATATCAACTGCTTGAGCCCAGTCAGCCATCGATTCATGCTTGCGTTTGCTTAATGAACCGACCGTGAAAGAGTGTTTGTACTTCTTGAGGTGACTACCAGATTCAGCTTTGTCGCCCCAACCAATCGTCAATACTTCTGAATCGGGCTTTTCGGCTCGCAGTTGCTCGACCAGCGAGTCAAACTCTGCGTCAGACATGATAGCTTCGCCATTGTAGTAAGCTATCGCAGCCTGTTTGATTTTGCTTTCTAATGCATTCATGCTAATTCCTATTACAGGGTTGATATTATATAGTCTCAACAACCAATCTTAATTTTTCGCAAAATAAAACACCCAACTCAAGGAATCGGGTGCTTAGCTATCGGGTTATTTGCTACATGTGTTTTGCATACTATCGTGGTACATGTCGTAGTCAGGGGTGACTGTAATCGTGCTACCCTCCAGTGTTTGAGAATAGAAGGGGTATTTCACTTTCATGTCTGCTAAGCAGCCTGTTTTCAACAATTGAACGGTTACATGAAATTCAGTCTTGTAATCCTTGCTTTCAGCCGTCTTGTATATCACTTTGGCGGGTTGGGCCAGTTCATTCAGCTGACGTTGAAAGTAGCTTTCGGCCTTATTGCCTGCAAGGCATGTCAGGGCAATAATGACTGTAGCAGCAACTAATGCGCCAATCGGGCGGTCTTTCTTGATAAGCAAGAATACTGCTGCAAGTGTTGCGAAGAATGCGCCTGCAATAGCAGTTGCTACCCATACGCCGTCAGGATTGAGAATCATTTTCAATCTCCCCTTTCTTTCTTGCTTGAAGCTTTCTCATAGGCGCGATAGGCTTTGACTACCTGTGGATAGACTTCAGCAGGTAATGCCTTTGTTGTATAATCGCCCCAATTCCAGTACTCAATTACAGTCTCGTCTTTCGATAGGGTGATGTCCTTGATACTGCTAACATAGAACCGCGTTGCGCCTTTATCCGTAAACACCATGAGAATATCATCGCTATTGCCGTGGCCTTTCACGATAATTGCGTCAGTCAAGGAATCTTGAGTTGTCTCAACTTTAGCCGATTTAATCTTGTCCTCAGGAGCGTTGCATAAGGCTTCGGCAATCATTGCATAGTATTCTTTAGCTAGGGTTATCTTTGGACGTTCACCCTGAGCGTTTGTATAAGTGACTTGCGTCAATTCACCTTGCAGAGCCAAAGTGACTGTTTTGGCTGGGAGCGTATACAGGTATGTAGGAGTAGCAATCCACAACCAGTTGTTGTTTACTCTCGCATAGGGAGGGTTGAGAGTCATAGTAAATTACCTTTCATTAGCCCTCCTAACACCTTTGAGGTATCAGGAGGGCTCATTCAATATTTCGGCTTATTGACGAATTTTGACTTTGGCTGGTACAGCTGCAGGCACTTCGCGCACTACAACCTCTCGCACTACTTCTTTTACAACCATGGGTTGAGCAGGAGCTTTAGCGACACCGCCGAATACATAGCTCAGGCCGATAGCTGCACCGAAATTGCGGCGCGTATCGTAGTTCAGGCCTGCTTTGCTTACCCAACGACCGCTATCAGAGATGTGGGACACGCCCACTGCGACAGCACCCTCGTGTTTGAAACCGCCGACACCCATACCAATGGATGATTGGCCTGGTTGATATGCTTGAGGAACGATAGCCAGAGCATTCGCGCCTGCTACACCTGCACGGCTTTCACGGCGTTGGTCGTGCAAAGCTTTCTCAAAACCGTCTTGACGTGCCAAGAAGCCCTCAGTCAGTTTCTTCAGGTTAGCAATCTGGATGTCTTGCTCTGTATTCCAAGCAGTCTGCTGATTGTTGTATTGGCTGGCGATAGCTTGTACCGTCTCAATTTTGGCTGAGTTTTGTGCGATATGAATAGTGTTGCTTGAAACTTGGTTAGCAACGGCGTACAGCTGAGAACCGTTCACGGCATCAGTAGAAGTCTCAGTCACTCGACCAGCAGCAACGTGTTGTACTTGACGCTCATTACCTTTGGTGCCGAAAGAAACGGCGGAAGTAGGTCGATGACCCGCAAATTTGCCGTAAGTTACACCGCCCACTTCAGCATTCACGGTTGGGGTCACTTTGTCGGTAGTTGCACCGCTACCAACAGCCACATCTTGATAGTTCACGGCTTTCGCATTAGTGCCGATTGCAGTTGAGAATCGGGATTCGGCAGTTGCACCGCTACCGATAGCAGTGGATGACTGACCTTTAGCAACGGAGGCCTGGCCGATAGCGGTTGAGTAACCGCCCAAAGCATTAGCGTGCTGACCGATTGCTACAGACACTTCGCCTTCAGCTGTAGCGTGAGAACCGCCTGCGAAAGAGGCTTTGCCGTTAGCTTGTGTAGCTTTACCGATAGCCGTTGCGCTGTTACCAGTCACGCGTGAACCGCTACCAATAGCAACGGTCATGTTTTCTTGAGAGTAAGCCTTAAAGCCTGCAACCACGTTCATGTTGCCACGGCTTTCGGCTTGCTGACCGATTACAGTAGAAACTTTGCCGCCAATGCGGTTATCTCGACCGATATTCACGTGGGATTGACCGACAACGAATTGGTCATGACCCAAGACTACATGGCCTGTACCACGGATTTCAGTCTTGTCTCCAGTTACGTTGGTGATGTTCTCGGCCAGTACAGGCGTTGCCGCAGCTGCGATAGCCAATGCGATTACAGATTTGTTCATCATAGTGTTTTCCTTTTTCGGGTTGAAGGCAGACTGATAATTCTATCAGCCAGATTTAATTTTTTAGTCTTTTGAAACAATAATCCCTTTATGGATTGCTTCGTCAATGTATCCTTGATTGGAATTAGTATAACGCAGGTAGTTTTCGGCCTTCATGTAGAACGCCTCAAACAACTCAACTACAAGCTTCCTTCGGATTGTTTGAGATTCTTCAATAGGCGGTGAGAAAAGATTGTAGATGTGGCCTACAGCTTCTGCCATATTTTCAGTCATACCCCCTAAGGCCTTGAATAGTACTTTGCCGTCTTGAAAAACTACAGGCCAGCTTGAGCCGTCATAGGGATTAGCTAGTACCATGAATTGCTTCATGGAATTGATAGTACAACCATTAATCTCCAAACGCGGTATGTCCAGAATGACCTCACCGCCGATAGTAGAATTAACAATTTTGCAAGACACTTGCGCTTGGTCTCTGAGGTTAGCCCTAATTAACATTGCACCTCGATAGGCTCGTGAGCTTCCTGCTACATGACTGCTGCTTACATCTGAACTGTTAACTTCAGCAAAGCCCTCGATAGTGCTGCGTTGAACGATACTCTGGTTGACTACCATTGCACTACCTTGAACCATTGAATCTTCACGGACAATCGAATCAATCACGCTTGCACTGTTTCGGATTGTACTGCCTTGCACTAAAGCACGGCCTAACAGGTATGCATTGTCTAAAACCTTAGCACCCTCAATCGCAGTTGCGTCCTCAAAAATCCACGACTCACCCTCAGGGGAAAGAACCTCAGGGCTATCAACTACACCGCCAATTGTTCCTTTCGGGATAAAGCCATTGATGTCCTTGAGGGCGCGGATACAGTATCGGCCACTGACGTTTGTATGATTGAATGAAATCAATTCATACTTGTCGCCAACTCGACAACCATGATATTCACCGTTGCCCTCTTGTATGCATTCATGCATGATTAGTTTAGACATTTCGTCTCCTAGTGATTATACAAGTGACCGCAAGTCTGCGTCCAACTCTTCTTTCGGCATTTCGGGATAATCGTCAAAAGATTTGATTGACTTTGAGTGTTCAGCACACCGATTATTCCAATAAACCTTGTCATTGCGAAACAGGATAAAGGCCATGACTTCACGATTACAAACATCACACCGTGAAAGTCTGCTTCTGATTTTAGTTGTCATAATTTGAACTTTCAATTAACTCGCATGAGCGATTCTAAACCTGTTACGGCCTCTTGCTCTTGTGCTTTCTCTGCGGCTTCAACGGCTTTCGCACCCAGCCTTCGGCCAGTTTAAACTTCTTCAAGAAGTCTTCACCTGAAATCGAAAACTCAGTCTGTTTTGATTGAGAGGCTTCAGGGGTTTCTTCAGGCTGAGGCGTATCATTAACGTCCATATCAACAGCATCAGCCACGTACATCCAAGTAGTTTGACGGTGACCGTATTCTTTCAGGATTCCGTCTTTCTCTTCTTTCGTCATTTCTTTGTAGCGTTCGTTCGGCATAATCTCCCAGCGTGTTGAACGATAGAAGCCTAACAGTTCCATGACTTTTTCGTTCATTTCTTCAACACTCTTGAAACGCAGGCCAGCTAAGTCAACCACAGGGTTGAGATGTTTCATAACATTAGAAGCAGCTACGATTACATATTCATCTTCACGGATTTCAGTTTGCATTTTAGGTTTCCTTTAAGGGGTTATCGGTTGTTCATAAGTGTATATCGCATGACCCAATTTTAATTTTTCGGGAAACCTAAAAATTTTTACTAAGCACCAATCTCAAGGATAGCCGCAAATGACATGCATGAGTCAAATAGCGAGCCGTACCAACCGCTACTATCATTCCAACGGTCACAGAATCGGGAAAGCCCTAACAATTCCCAGTAGTCATGTCCTAGCGTTTCAGTCACAGCCATCTCAGCGGTCTCCAAGTCGGGGTATTGTTTGGAAGCTAGTTGCTTCATGAGGCGTTCATTTGTACCGCCGCAAGCTCTTGCAATCAGAATGTATTTAGCCATTTGATTTCTCTTTCTTCTGTTTCTCCACTTTCAAGATTGCGAGAAACGACCGCTGCGGCCTAAAAGTGCCTTCCTTCTCGCTCTGTACGCTGATGGCGTTCCATTTTCTGCGGAAAGCCTCACCCGTAAAGACTTCATATGGCTGGTCTTCGGTTGAATAGCCGATAACTCGCTCAATTTCAGCATACATCTCAGCTTCGCTTGCATAACGCTTTGAAGACAACTCATTTACATAGTCTTCCATGTATATGCCGGCAACATTAGATGTCGCCACTAGAATAAATGTAGCCATTACATTCCCTCTCAATCCAAAGTGATATGGGCGATTACATTATACAAGTCAGGGTGCTCACCCATCATGAGATTGCTGAATGTAACCTCTTCCAGAAAGCGTTGAAATATCGTCTCGTGATTGTATGCACGGCTGTTATAGATTTTGACTCCCATAACGCCGTCTTTCGGCTCGCTGCTAGTCAGCATGATATCCTCTGGATGTCTTACAATCGTCCAGTCAAACTCAATCTTACGGCAACCGCTTTCCTTAGCTCGCTCAATCGTAGCAAGTAACAATTGCCATAATTTGTCTGTATTGCGCTTTTCAATTTGTCGAAAGGTAGCCAGAGCATCGCTAGGCCTAGCAGCGCGGTCATCATCTTCGTCATCAAATTCGTAGTTCATTCTGCTTGCTCCCAAATAATGTAGTCAATCACCAATCCCAAAGAGGGATGACTGATGAACTCTAAAGTGAAGTCATCTTCGGCCAAACGCTGCTCCAGCACGTTAAGATTGAAGCTGCGGCTATTGTAAATCTTAGCTATTCGGGTGTCTGCTATCGGCGGTTCAGACTTTGTATCTAAGATGAAGCCCTCAGGGTGTCTTCCAATATGCCACGTGAGATTCATGCGAGTGCAACACAGGTCAGCAGCTTCTTTAATAGCATCAGACAAGAAGCGGTACAAGTCCTCTGTTTCGCGTTCCTTCGCCTTATTGAGGATAGCTCGCGCAGTCGCAGCTGCCGGTGTTTGATTAGTAGTCATGTGTTACTCTCCTTCCAAGAGATTGTGGAAATCATTTCACCCAAATCCTCGTATTCATGGAATTTGAGTTCAAAGCCATCTTCAACCAGTCGTTGTGCCAATTCTTTCTGGTCAAATCTACAGACATCATAAACTCGGACAAACTGGGTGCTACGCACACGGCCTCCGTCTTTATCCAGGATTAAGTCTTTGTCTTTGTGACTAGGAATAACCAGCCAAGTGATATGCAAGTGATTGCAATAGTCCTCTGCTGCTTCACGAATTGTATCCAGCAAAAGGCTATACAATGCGTCCGTCTGCTTCTCACGCGCTCGTTTCAAGATTCCCAAGACTTGTTCTGCTTCGGGAATAAAGCTGACTTGAGTGTCGGTAGTCATTCTTGCCCCTCCCAAGAAACCGTATCAATTACCTCACCCAAGACTGAGTGATTGCAAAAGGTCAATACAAAGCCGTCTGAGCGTAGGTTCATAGCAATATCGCTCATGTCGTATTGCCTAGCACGGTAGATATAAACATCCATTGTACCGCCATTAATTTCGCCAAGATGTAAGATAGTTTCTTTGTCAGCATGCGGATTTTCGCGCCAGTACAAATTCAGTTCATGCAGGCCTTTAGTAGCTGCTTCCATAGCTCTATCTACTAAAGCAGCATACACGCTCTCTGTACCAAATTCTTGAGCTTTCTTCATAAGCTCACGCGCTTTCTCAGCTGGTCTCAAATTTTCATAGTTCATATTACTTCTCCCAAGAGACGTTAGCAGGCAGACAGCCTAAAACTTTGTGGTCATAGTAACGCAGTTTGTAACCGTCTGCTTTCAACTGTTTTGTGATTGACTCGATATCATACTGCTCAGAGTCATAGATAAGCAAATCTGCGGAATCCTCAGCAACAGAATCTGTCTTCAACATATAGCCGTCTTTATGCGGTAAAGTTGACCAGAGCAAGTTCAATTCTTTCAGGCCGATACCGCCATAATGCATAACGCAATCAGATAAGGCCTCGTACAATTTGTCTGTACGGCTTTGCATTTGTTGAATGTCGGATTGCATGATGTAGCTCCTTTAATTAGGATTGTTTATACTGCTAAATCCGCTTAGCCAATCCTAATTTTTCGGAATCTCGCTAAAAAGTTTCGGCTTTTGTAAATTTCTTGTCCGCTGAGTCGTAGCTGAGTATGAATGGATAGTAGTAGGAATTTTTATCCACCAAGACGATAAAGTCATTGTTAGGCGAAAATCCTACAACATAATACACCCTGCCTTTACGCAGGCCTGTACCTATCGTCATTTCATAATCGACTTTTGCACCCTCAAACCTGTAATAGTTGTGAGCTTTCAAGTCTGCAATGCCTAGATAGTTTTCAGTTTTCTTCATGTTTTTCCTCCGCCCAACTAATCCATCCTGCGTATATGCTGCTACTAGTCCAAACGTCAACAGCGAAGCCCTCTTTGCTTAACTGCTCAGCGATTTGTTTAAAATCAACGGCTGCACGGTCAATATACGCCTTAGCAGGATAGCCATAATAGTTAGGGCAATCATCAAAAAGGCTTACTGCCTCATTTGTACGATAGCTAGCAGCATAATAGACGTGTAAGCCCGATGCGCCACGACTTGAGACATCTTCAATAATCGCCTTAAAGCGAGTCAGAATGTCGCCATCTAGCCTTGCAACGGCTTTCTTGTAGTTAGCTCGAATGCGCTCAGCAAAGCTCATATCCTCTTGCGATTCAGTCATGTTCTACTCCGCAATGTCTAACGCAGTCATGTAGGCGATATATGCTTTGGCGTTCACGGCGATTCGTCCTTTAGCAACTGACTCGTTCCAAAGTTCACGGTAATACTCAGCAGGATAGATATTCCAGCCAATCTCGTCAAATTTACCTAAGGCCTTATCAACGGCCTCAGTCATAGCAACAATGCTTTGAAAGTGTTGACCGCTAAGCTTCGCCATATTCTCAGGCGTGGCGGATTCTTTGTCTGTACCGTAAACAACCAAAATGAAGATAGCTGGCTTTTGAATTTCAGGTTTCATGATTTACTCCTTATCAAACAATGCACGGCGTAAAGAAGTGTTGATTTTGGGCGGTTGAGATTCTTCAGTCGGCTGGGTACAACGGATGTCGATTTGATTGCGCTCTTTAGCAATTACGCGGCATTCGGGTTGAGACAGCTCAGGGCTGCTACAGTCCAATTTCATGAACGGTAGAAGCCCTAACATGAAAGCTCCGACTAACGCAAGTGCTGGTACAAGGCCGTGCGTGAATAGGCCTTTGTAAAAGTTCCAGTCAATAGATTGCTTGCTCATAACTATTCCTTTCTTACAAATCTTTCCACAACTGCTCTACCAAATCAGGAGTTTCGGCTAATGCTTCATCCAGCATGATACTGAAGCGTTGAGCAATTTCGGGTGTGATTTCGCTCGCTTCCCTGAAGTCTTCATCATCGCCAAATACGTGCTCAATCAGTTTCTCACCCAGGATGTAAACCAGTTCATCGGCAACCCAACAGGGATTCCCAAATTCACCGTTACTGGAGCCATATTCCGCTTCTCGGTTCTCCAAGACGGCCTCAATAGCCAAGAATGTTCCGATTTCAGCCAAATCCTCTTCGGCCTTTTGTTTGTCGTCATAGATGTCTTGATAGACTTCATAGGCAAAGTCTATACCAGCATACTTGCCGTGCAGGTCATGGCCGTTCAAAGCGTCAATCAGCGTGTTTTCAACGGTTTCAAAAAGTTTGGGTTTCATTTGTCGCTCCTTTTTAATTGCTCATTCAATCTCGACTTTGAACGCTTCAATTACCTTATGCACACGTTCAGCCAATTCTTCCAAATCGCCAGCATGAATAATCATAGCTTTCTCATGGTAAGCGTTTCTAGTCTTGTTAGCGTAAGGCAAATGTACTACCGCAGTAGCCATATCATTCTCATGGACTTTGATTGAGTCGACAATAGGGTATTTGGTGCGTTTGACGATAACCATGTTATTTGTTCCTGATAAAAAGTCGTTTAATACAAGAAAGCTTGCGCGGTACAGGCATTCTGACTACCAGTTCGCCCTCATAAATCGCAGTTGCCTGCGCTCGGATTTTCCTCTTGGCTTCTTCGGCATCATTAGCAAATACGGATGCCGACCATTCTTTACCGCCAAATTTGTATTTGAAGAGATATTCTTTCATTAGGCTTCCTTTACTTTGTCTTCTACCTGAGCGGTGAAATAATCGCCCTCACCGTCCACGTAGCTGTATTCGATATCCAGTTCACAAGGGGCATAGCCTTGCGTGCGTGCATTTTGCAATAGCTTTTTACACGCTCTGCTGACCAACGGCCTTTCAGTTGAACTGTACCGTTGCGGAATAAGAGTTGGCGTGGGATATAACTGCTGCCCGCTGATTTCAATTCAGGGAACAATACAACAGCTTTCACTTCAGTCACTTCGTAGGTTTTCATTTGAGTCTCCAAACCGTTAAGTGTTGTTCATACTGTTATATCTCGCACGCCAATTTTAATTTTTCGGCTTTCGGAAAAGTTATTAAAGTAGGATTGCAAACAGAATGAAAATAGCAGCTACAAACCAAAATGTTGCATAGTCCTCAATATGCACAGCAAGCAGCAAGACGATAGCGATAAGGATGATGTAAGCCTCAATTCCCATTCAATCTACTCCTTTCCTTAAAGGCCTGCTCTAGTGCGTCTAGCAATTCTTGAAGCTCGCTGGATACCTGTTCAGCCTCTCCGAAAACTCGACAGAACAAAACAACCATCCAAGTCCAGAGGGCTAACACCAACCCTCCGACTAGTAATTTCAGAAGCAACATCAAAATTCTCCACATTTGTCCGCATACTTACGGAGGCGTTCAAGATTGTGAGTGATTGTAAAGCGAGATTGGTGGCTGCGTCCAACTTCTTCATCACACCTCTCAGCAACGACGTAAGAGGAATACAACACATTGCTATAACGTGTAGCGCAAGCCATAAACGCCTCTTCATACACTTTAGCCTCAAGTAACCAACGCTGTCTTTCTTGACACTTCAATTTGAGCTCTGAGGGCTGAGGGTGTTCGCCAGCAGCTAACCCTGCAATGAGTGCGAAGATAACCAGTAGATACATCACAATGAACTTTGCGAATCTCATTGAAACTCTCCGCACTTGTCAGCATATCGGTCGGTCTTGGTCATAAATTCCTGAGATGCGACAGAAAAGACGCCAGACAAAGAAAACGCACTATCCCGACACTCAGCTACAATGTCTGACTCATCGTCTGTTCCTGTCGCAATACGGCGTGAGCCTGATTGTACGCATTGTAAGAAGATAGATTCACTCTGCTTCAATGCCTGTTTGACAGCTTTTCGTTTCACGCAGACTTTATGCAGGTTTTCGGCTTTCGTCTCTTCGCTGTTGGCGTCCAAGTAGTACAGACTGCCTGCAGCAACTAACAGGCCAAGCACCAGAGTAACAAGTGTTGAAGCAATTATGATTTTGGGATTCATTATTAAGGTCTCCTACCAATGATAACCACCGTCACAACACATAGCGACAATTACAATCAATACCGTTGCACCTAATCCCCACCAGCCAAATATTGCAAACAGCAATATGAAAAGGCCGAAAACTAGAAAGATTGAAGCATCTTCTAGCAGGGTAGCAAGTACAAAGGCCGCCAACCAAACACCAATGTATATCTCATTCATTTCAAATTCCTCTTTTCTTAGGCTTCGCCAGATAGTTCAGCCTTGACTAATTCCTCAATCATCAAAGAATCATGAGGCTTCAACTTATCAAGAATCTGCTTGTGCTCAGGCATAATGACCTTTTCAATCTTAGTCAAGTCAATAGTCGGATTTTCAAGCAGCATTGTTATATCAGACAAATCAGGATAAGCTCGACCTGAGGACAGCTTCATTAGAATCAGCCCCTCAATGCTAGCAATTCTGACGCCAGAATCTACTTTGGCTGTCGTGTAAATATAGGACAGGTACTTAACAGGCAAATTGATAAACTCAGGAGTCAATAAGCCAAGAGTGGCTCCAGTCGGCTTATGCTCAATGTAATGACCGCCCAATACTTTGAACTTACTGCTTGCACCAATCAGTATCTTAGCTTTGCTGAGCCCGTACTCAGACAGAAAGACGAAGTCAGCATCTTCGGTGCGCCTATTTCTAGCCCAGTAAGCAATCGCCATGCCTCCGACTAAAATCGGCTTATTCTTCCAGGGGATTCCTGAAAAGTCTTTGATAGCTTCCAGCACCTCGGGGAATCCGTGAAGTGACTCAATCAAAGTCCTTTGACCAATGTTAGGGTATCTACACTTATTGGTGACTGTATTTACCCTGCCCATAGCCTCATTAATCAGCTTAGTCCTAACCTTACGTTCAATCGGATTCATAGCGATTGCCCTCACTCTTTAGTAATCCCAATCAAATAATTCTGGAATCCTGCGGAAGTTCCATACAGTTCATCACGCTGGTCATAAAAATCAGCTACTGACTCAAATTTGGTTGCTGACTTGGTCAGTTTATTCCTGTCAATCTTCCACACGGAATAGCCTAGATTAAACGCCATCTCACACAACTGAAGCCACATACCTGCACCAGCTTGGGATTGCTCTTTGTCCGTTACAACAGAACCAGTTAGACTGAGAATATAGTTCAGCATAACATGTAGCGGAATACCTCGATACATATCATTTGACTTGTCTCTCCATACCAGCACTTGATTAGTAGGGACTTTAGGGAATCCTCTATAAGTGATGCCGTTGAGGGAGCGATAAGCTGCAAAATAGATAACTTCGCCCTCGCTATCAACTGCATAAAAGGCCTTGTATTTGGTAGTAACTGGGGCATTGATATACTTATCGACTTGATAGATATTAATACCAGAATTCACTTTGCCAACTACCTTACCAAGCCCCTTATCATGAGCCATCTGAATTTGGTTCTTTACATGGTTGATTAACCTGTCAGGAATCTCACCAACATACTGAGGGCTCATTTTGTTTAATCCTTGAGGTATTTTGGACACCTTATTCATCTACTACTCCTTATCAAATATTGCCAATAGGTCGTATTGAAATGAGGCATCACTACCATAGTGAGTATCAAATCCGATTCTCAACTCATCTAAGGTCGTGTAATCCTCGCTAGTTCCTGTCCAAGTATTGAAGTGCCTAACGATTTTGCCTGCTCTGATACCCTCTCGACACAGCCTATACCATAAGTCAGCACCTGATTTAGTCTGCTGAGAATCAGTTACAAGGCATCTAGTCTTAGGGTACAGATAAGTCCACAGAACATCTTTAGCCGAAATATACGTCTCACGTGACTTTCCTGCGGCTTTCCACACTAGCACCTGAGTTACAGATTTTCGGGGTAATTGCTTATATTTATTGTGCGTGGAATACGCTGTAAAATAAATCAATTCTCCATCTTCATCCAGCAGATAAATGTATTTGTGCTTCTTCAAATTGCCTGGCATAACGCCAGCAAAAGAATCAATCTCATACAATTTACCAAATTGCAGGTGTAGGCCGTCTGCTGGCAATTCCTTTCCAAACTTGGGGTGCAGTTTCAAAATCCTGTTCTTCACCTTATCTAGCAAACTGGAATTACCAGACTTCAAATCGCCTATGTATTGAGGGCTCATTTCATTCAGCCTCTGAGTTATTCTGGATGCTTTAGTCATCTGTGGACTTCCTCTCTTATTTAACAGAGATACCCGCACCGCACAGTCTAACACCAGAATCGCCTGAAACTCGATATTTCATCAGATTCCGATACACTGGTGTGATATTAGGCATGCTGTAATGCTCCTTGATAATACCGTTGAACAGATACTTACCCATTGTTTTGGGGATAGCAACGCCGTTCTTGATAGTAGCAGGCTTTCTACAATCCGCCTCAACATAAGTGATAATCTTTAGCTCGTTGTACTTAGCAGCCAATTTCTTTGAATAATCCTCTAAGGCCTTCCATCGGCCTGTATTCATCGAATGATTCTGAGGTACAATGTTAGTCATCAAGAATGACTCACTAACAGTTGATAACTCAGACGAATTGCTACTAGCAGCCATATGGCCACGGTCATAGCCCGTGCGTGTGTAGTCTTTTGGTTGAGCTGAATACCAACCTACTCGATAGTCAGCACGGAAATTGTTAGTGCGTGGTGCATGATTGTTAGCCTCGTAGCTCGACAAAGACTCAAATGTGGCTACAGGAATCTTGAGCTGTTTATTGAAGTAGGACACATACTCCTTATTGCAAAGCTTCACGACATTTTGGTTGTCTGTAATCTTTACATAGGTGTCCGACTCAGTACACAAGTCAGTGGCACTAGCCGATACTGCAGACATTAACAAAGCCAAAGGTAACAATTTGTATTTCATAGGTCTGATTCTTTCTAAAGTTTGAATATTCAACATGGCTTAACCAATCAGGTTATACAACCTCCGCCCCAAGCTGGCTTTCTCAGGATTCACTTTCAATACCGTTACATAGTTTGAAGTGTAATTGTCCTTAGCTCCTGTGTCTGCATTGTCGTACTCACCGCCCAGATACTTATACAGGCTGAACTTATCTACCGCCCCTGTAATAGGATTGGTGTACTCGCATACAAAATCAGTTTGCGACCAGTCATAAGCATGACCCCAATCATGGTCCACGCCGTCAAATCGGCCTCTAGTCGCTACCAATTCTGTTCCGTTCATCAGTTTGATAGTGAGGCTTCTGACTGACTCGTCAATGTAATATTTTGACTGGCCGACGGCTCGAATACCTAAACCACCACTCCAGCCTGAGCCTTGATATCTAACCAGTCTGCAGCCCTCTAAGTCAGCAATCGTTTCGTAACTCATTCAAATCTCCAATAAACTATTTGTTAAAATACTAAGTATAATCCCCATCAGGTCTCAAAGGATAGACAAGCGCGTCAGCCTCTAGCCTATCATCTATTGAGACGGCGTGAACGATATCAATGATGTCCGTCTTCCCCTTGCCTGTATAATGAATAGGCATTTCCCATTCAGGCCACCATTCAGGCGTATCTTTGAAAGCTGCAGCCGTAAACTCTGGGACTTCTACAAAGCTCGTATCGTCCCAATCACTCCCATCAGCGGTCTTGCGAATCGTGCCGCAGATAATAGCGTGACAACCAGACAGAGGCCACTCAAATCGGACTTGACAGGCATAAGTATCAGTTATGCTATCAATCTCCTCGTAAATCTTGAGAATTGTGTAAGGTAATTCATACTCAAGCATACAGTCTCCTTTAGGTAGGGTGCTGTTATCCTCTTATCTCAGCACCCAATCTTAATTTTTACCAGCGCCAGAGGAAAGTCAATGGAATGACGTTGGGATAGCCCAGTTCATCTTCGCACTTGCACTTGATATACCAAGACAAACATTCGTTATCAAAGGTGAAACAAAAGACGGCTTGATAACGGCTGTAGTCAATATCAAACAGGCCTTTTATCTTCTCCCAGGCTTCGGCCTCGTCATAAGCCTCAGGCAATACCGACTTATCAAACAAGTTGCGGTATTTCCACAAGTTGATAGCATTTGGTAGTTTCAAATCCTCTGGGCTTGAGTAGATAACCAGCTGGTCGGAAAACTTAGCCAGAATCTGCGCTGTCGTCAAATACAATTCCTGCATTTCAACCGACCGCTTGGAAGCAAAGTCGCAAAGCTCAATCAATTCCTCAGGCGGAATCCGAATGCCGTTGGGTGTACGACTGAGGAATGTGTAAGAATACATATCATGCTGTTTGTCGCCGTACATTCGACCGTGAATGCGTTTCACGGCCATCTTGGACTTCTTGTGAAGCTTGAACTGCTTGCCAACCAATTCAATCGGGATAAACAGCCTGGTCTCACTCTCAGACAATACGCCCCTATTGTTGACTACAATATTGCTAAAGTAATCAGTGCTGTTGTACTGCGTTACGCCTCGACACAGAATCTTGTTTTCCAAACAACGATAGTGAATCAAGCCCATTTAAACTTCCTTTCTGTCGCAATCATGAATTAATTTGCCCATCATCAATTTCTCGACTGGTAAATGCTGATATCCGTCAGCATTCTTCACGCTGTTTTCCAATGCTTGTCTAGCCCAACCAAAGCCCAACCGCTTGAGGATTGACGGATTTTGGCTGACTGAGTCAACAACTGTCCTGAACTTAGGATTAGGGTCATTGTAGCCCTTGCTCCTCAAGAAGCTCTGGCCGTTACTCAACACCACTACATCACTCAAGCCCCTGACGATAGTCTCAAGCAAGGTTGTGTAGATATCAATGCCCGATTCGTCAAAGATTCTATGCAATTCCATCAATACCGCTTTGGCTGCTTGGTCGTAAGGCAAGTCATTGAAGCTCGTAGCAGGCTTGGCTTCTGACGAAGCAATATCAAGGAAGCTAGTTGCTTGCGCGCCTGTCGCTTTGATGAAGTCAGCAACCGCATTGCCCACTGTATATTCCAAATCCGCCAGGGTTACGCTGCCCGATGAGTGCTTCCCCCTAAGGCCAGCCTGAGACAGTGGTTCGCCAGTACTTGTGCCCGCCATTACACCAATGCCTGTCCCCAGTCGGTAGAAGTCTTGAGTAGCAGGATTCAAGCCACAGCATACCGCGCAAAGGCCGTTATCATGCTCACACATGATAGGACTGCGAACAACAACTGTCTTCGGCAGGTCTTTCAGCAGATGCTTATACAGGATTGTTCCGCGCTTCAAATCGCCCACAGGCTCGGCCAAGACTTTGCCCTCAGCCTTTGAGGATTCTAGCTCTATGCCCTTTTCAGCCTTACAGTCATGCGTTGTGATATTCAAATCCCGACACAAGTTAACCAGCTGACGCTCAAGATAACCTGAGGCTGGTACCATGAAGCTGTTCATAGCCAAGCCACGTCTTGCTGGGCCACAAGTCCGAATGTAACTCAACACCGGCAATCCCTCGCTCAACGCCTCTGGAATCGGCTCTTCCAAACCGCCTTGCATTGATGTTAACAAGCCTTTAGACACAATCATCTGACGGACTTGAACAGGCGTCACCCTCGCTCCTGAGTTAGCCATAGCAATCATGGAACTGTTCCTGTCTGTCTTCTCAAACCAATTCTTTACGGCCTTATTGATGTTTGTATCCCAAGCCTTAATCCGTTCATCAAAATCCATGTCTTTCGGCATAGCCTTGACTTCATCAATCAATGCTTGTTGCTCAGGGGATTTCTTGACGTCATCATAAGCTAGGGATAAGCCAAACTTGGTTGACGTGCGGAACCAAAGGCGTTGTAGCTTCGTCAAGTATTTATAGGCATCATTACCATAAGTGCGACACAATTCCAGCAGGTACTTCTTCACGCCTTTCTTGTCTAACACCTGCGTCGGTAGAATGCCTGTCAATTCCCAATGCACTAATGCACCCATGTTAGTCTTGAGTCTCTGACCGTCATCAGTCTTAACAATAATCCAGTCATCAAAAGCCAACAAGCCCTCGTCATATCTGGTCAACGCTTCCTTAGCCAGTCCGATAAATTTGACGTCCTCAGGCTCTTCAGCCAATGAGCGTGTTAACAACCATGAACCGACAATCTGCTCATGACCAGGTGAAGTTGAGACTTTATCCCAAGCAGCAGCCGATAACAAGTTGCGCTCGAATGATACGACTTCTTTCAACTCTCGGCAGGCTTCGTCTGAGATATGGCGGTGAGTACTCATGGTGTCGCCGTCGCAATTATGGACGTACACGCCAGCCTCAAGCGCATAGTTGTGATGCTCGTCAACAGTAATGTCGTAAACAGGCTCACCCTCAACTGCTACTTTCTCGACCGAAACGACCTTGCGGTCAGGGTCTTCAATCAAACCGATAGGACAGATTGGACTCAAAGACTGACCGGCAGTCAGCTTTTCGGCCTCTGCGAATGAACTGTCTTTCAGCATGAACTCGTGATTTGGCGTACAAGTGATGACTTGACCGTTATCCAGAGTGACTTTCACAATCTCATTGACGTGTCTGATAAGTCTAGGAGAATGCGCTACAGCTGGGACTTGAACGCCGTCTGCATTACGCGCCCAGACGAAGAATTGGAAGTCAGGATTCCCGTCAGCCAACTCAATCAGCTCAGGAACAGTCTTGAAGCCATAGTCCAAGGTTTTGATTCGCATATCCCCTGTCAAACAGTCTGCATTGAATGGAGCCATAGCAGCTGGAGGCATATGAATCGCCTTGCCCGAAACAGGAATGACTTGAAAGGCCATTACAGAGTACATATGCAAGCTAGGTGCGCGGTTCAAGATGATATACTCATTCTTCACCACACCCTCGATAGCTTCCATAGTGTCTGGCGCCAATCGTTTGACTTGTGCTTGAGCCTTGCGGAAAGCCTTAATGCTTGGGATACCATCACGCTTATGCTTCTGAGTCAGCCAATGCACTACATCGGGCTTAAACAGCTCAAGCAACATAGCATAAGGGATACCAACACTATTGACGGACATATCAGGAGCGGACAGGATAACTGAACGGCCTGAGAAGTCAACTGTCTTACCTAACAATGCGCCACGCGGCAATGAGCCTTCCTTGCCCTTCAGCTTCTCAATGCGTGGGAGCAGTTTCGCATTACCAAATTCACTGCCCTCGATAAATTGGATGTTAATCATCTTCTGAACGACACAAGAGGTCATTGACTTCACAACCTGAATCTGCTCAGGCGTTAAGCTATCTGAAGACATCAATGCAGCCAGTTTACTCGATTCACGGATAAGCCGTGCGTAAATCAGATTGGTCTCATCATAAAAGATTTTCTCACCGTCACGTCTCAACGGCCTAGCATCTGGAGGTGTAACAACGACTGTCGAATTGATGAAAGACAGCAAGTTGTAACCAGCATGCTGATACTTCTCAGACACCCCTGCATAGCTGAATCGCAAAGTCTCGACGCAATCAATGTTACGCTCCAACAAGTCGTACAGGCCTGAGATACCGCCTTTCAATTCAGCCGATTCGTTTGGGATTAAGCAATAACGCTTTCCGTCAAAACCGTACAGCACACCTGATGGATTTTCCTCTAGCTCGAAGTTAGCCTCACCCAATGATACTGCTTGTAGGGCTTCATAAGTCACACCAATTAATTCCGCAAATGTCTTCATAAACAGCGGATTGATGTAGTGGCAGTTCAACTCAATATGGCCGTAACGTTTGCTGCGCTCTTCGGCCTTAACGTAGTCCACACCGCAGACTTCACAAGTCACAATCGTGCTAGACTTCTTGGCTCTAGGATTATGATGACCGCAAGTGCATGTGTAATCACGCTCTGGGCCAAAAATATTCTCAGCATACAAGCCGTCAGGAATCGGCTTTGGGTGCTTGTAATTGAAGTTGTATTTCCCCATGTTTAGCACTTCGCCATGGGACAACTCCCTGATACGTTCATCGCTGAGCAAAAACATTTTAGCCTCCTATTAGATATTCTGCACGTTGTGATAGACGTGTTCTGTATTTAGTGATGTAATTTCGCAATGGCTGCTCTTCTTCAGGCCTGAATCGGCTCTTCAGCACCTCAATGTCCGAAAACTCAGACACTGCCTTGCCCTTTAAGTCCATGAGGCTTTCAAGGGCTTCGGCTATCTCAACCATTGATTCAGGCAATTCTGCCTTTATATCGTCATAATAGCCTGAGTTCAAGATTATGACTGAAATACAGCCTATGATAACATAAGCCTTTGTCTCTTCGCCGATAGCTACCTTAGCATGCTTCTCTGGTGTGTCGATTAACTCGATTGCATAATCAATCAATTCATCAATCAACATCTTCATCTCAATTGAGCTCCTGATTGCTGAGCCAATTCTGTACGATTCAAGCTGCTCTGAAAACAGGTCTTGGCCTGTAAGTAAGGCCTTGTCCTGTATCTTCACGTCCAGTTGGGTCTGAATTACCTTTGCTTTATTGCAAGCCGTCTGATAATTATCAAACACTCGATTCAGCAGGGTATCCATTTCCCACAGGTTATCTGACTTCAGGGCTTGGGTGTAGAAAGCAGGGTTGAAGAATTCACTCAACTCCTGCCCTCCGATGTCTAAGCCGTGTTGCATATGCACAGGGACTTTAGAAGACATGCTGCTTATCCCAACAAATCATCCAACGCACTCAAGTCAATCTCAGTCTCAGGATTTTCGGCCTGCTTATTGCGCAACTCCTCCAGTCGTTTAGACGTGCCTGTCTCCAAACATTCTTTGATTTCCTGTCGGGTTGACGCTCCGACTTTAGGCAGTTTGGGAATATCGTCAACTGACTCGAAGTCATGACCCAACTCAAACCACGTCTCCAAGCTTTCGGCTGCCGCTTTGAAAGAAGCAGCACGGTGCTCATCGCCTTGTTTGTAATACAAGTCAGACAACTCGCTCAAGTGGTCCATGACGTCATCTGCGGTTTTGGTATCCATATAATAACCTCGTTTGCTTATGATAACTGATATTTCAGTCACCAACGTTAATTTTTGCGATATTTCACTTTAAACGTAGCTTTGGACTGCTGAATCGTCTTGCCCCATTCATACTTCAAGGCTTTACCGACACCCCATAGCTCCGACCAACCAAAGTCAACAGGCTCTGAAGTCTCAACCTCAATATCGCCCAAGTCATAAGTCTGGGACAGCTTCAGACGGCTTAACAATCCTTTGATTGCAATGTCTGTACCCTTGATGGTAACAGCCCTTTCGCCTTGTTCTCTTGGCGTGAAGTCAATGCTACAGAGGTCTCGACCGTTAGCAGCCAGTTCATAGTCAATAGACACTGGAATCCCGATTGTCTTGCGAACATTATTCACTAGCATCTCTTCCATGCCCTCCAAATACTCAAAGAGGGTATCAACTGAGGTTGAGTCATCATAAGCGTCATGGGTGAAAGCATACGGCGCGCAATCCCAACCCTGTTTCTCGCAATACTCTAGGAATTGATACATGCTAGTGCCTGCTACCATACTACCCAATGATTGAATAATCTGGTTTTGAGCCTGACGATATTTAGCCCCGCCACCCGCATTCACATCAATCGGCACTTTGTTTCCCAACAGCGTTGTAACATAAGCATTTGTTCTATCAATCTCAGCATGCGCCTTATGAATGAACTCCTTAATGCCTGGGAATTGTTTGAAGAATGCGTCAAAGATTGCCTGAGCTTTCGGAACATCGCCACCTGTATTCTCGATTGCAAATGCTGCTACACCCTTTCCATATAAAATCCCAAAAGTACATGACTTAGAAAATCGGCGTTCCTCAGATGTAATCTCAGCCTCAGGCTTACCAAAGATTTTGGAAGCAGCATAGCGGTGAATATCCTTACCGTCTAAGAATACCTGAATCAGCGCAGGGTCATTAGCAACCTTAGATAGGACTGTAACCTCAAGTGCAGAGTAGTCAGCATGCACCAATACGTGATTAGGCCGTCTAGGAATCATAATTGCTCTCATGGGAGAACCAGCAGAAATGCTATGAAAACTCGACGTCCAACGTCCACTGTTAGCCGACAGCGCGTTAAACTCAACATTGGCTAGCAAGCTGCCTGTCCGCTTCTCTTCAGCACTCAATCGTTCATATGGCTTCTTACGCAACCAGATAGTGTCGCCATAGGTCTTGTCGGCTGTATCAACCAAGTGTACGCTGCCTCGACCTTGAACGCCGTTGATATTGGCTGAGATGACTTTCAGGAGCTTCTTGAGCAGGAACAAGTCAAACAACAGCTTGAACTCTTTAGTCCAAGTTTCGGGCTTATCAGAATCAACACCCAGATAGCGTGAGTGAATCTGATAATGGTACTTGACGACATCAGACGCATAACGGCCAACATGATTCGGCAATTCCTCAATGGCTGTCTTCAGCATGCTACCGATAAAAATGGCTGTCTTGTTCTTGTTGTCCTTAACGTAAGCCGATAAGAAAGCAGGAATCTCTTTGATGCTATGTGTTTTGATGAAGTCCTCTGTAGGGAGAATAGACATGACCTCAGGTAGTTTCCCCATCAAGTCGCTAGTCTCCAGAAACAAGTTGAGAATAACACCCAAGCGCAATTCCTCAGTCATGTAGGTGTTCCAGAAGAAGTCACGGCTTGCCTGAGTATTGCTACCAGGGTTCCAGAAACGTTTAAGCCATTCAATCTCTTTCTCTGGCGTATCTACCAGCATGACCTTTTCTTTCTGGGTTTTGCCCGTATAATACACGAAATTGAATGGAATCTTCTGGTGCCCATAGGTAGCCCAATCCATAGCCAGCTCAGGGCTGAGGTTAGCTTTGCAGGCCTCGATAATATTGCGCATCAGCGGTACAGCCTCTGCATACAACTCTTGCTCTAATGCTGTAGCAGCATTCTCATCCCACATATAGCCATTCAATTCAAACTTAACAGCCATCCATGGTTGACGTAAGGCGAAATTGTAGCTAGGCATCACCTCAGGATACTCAAGCTGATAATGATGAGCCAAGACAACTGTATAAGCAGCGTCAAGCGCGCAGTACACACCCAGAATCGTCTTAGGCGTTGCGCCCCAAGCAGACGGAAAGTGACGCAGGGACTCAACGATTTCAGACGGCTCGAAATTTGCCTCAGCATATTCCAAGAAAGCCAGAATGCCTGCGTTTCCACTCGCTCTCAACGTCTCAATATCCCCAGACAGACATGCTTGTTGCAATGCAGCATTTCTACCGACTTTGCTGACGAACTTCTTGTACTCTGCTTGGAATTCCTTGACGTCAGCCTCCCAGATTGCAGCACCAAATTTCTTGCGCAGCAGGTCTTTCAGGCTGGAACGCTCAGCATTTACAGAAGCCATGACTATCACGTCTTGGAACTTGTAAAATTTCCGCAATAGGCGGAAAGCTACAGCAATCTCAAACGTGCAGTTGTATGTGTAAATGCGCTGATAGTTGGCGTCCAGAAATTCCCCAAACGCTTTCAAGGCTCGCTCAGACAATCCCTCGAAAGGAACATCATAGTGGTAGCCATAGGCATGATTGATGTCGGCGGAAAAGCTCAGGCCGATTTCCGTCAGTTTGAATCCCTCGCTCATCGGCTCGACGGCATTGGTCTCAAAGTCCAGCCCCAACTTGCCCTCGCTCTTAGTCAAGACTTCTAACAGCTTAATGAACTGCTCTTCACCCTCAATCTTGGTTGTCTTGATTTTCACTTGAGATTTGAACTCATGCAAATAATCAATCCGCTGACGATACTCAATAGCATCTTCACCTGATTTGACCGTGAAATACGATTTGACGACAGCAGCCGAAACCTCAGGAAGCTCCCGTGTCGGGATAGCCTGAGAGACAACCAACTTAGACATCATCTTGCCCTTACTGATTGACGGGAACAGACAATCAATCGCTGTACGGCCTGAGCAGATGACTTTTGTAATCCCCTGCTCACGCAAGAAAGCCAAGATTTCCTCACGGTCTTTGTTTGAGATTTCTTCGTCAATAGTCGTGAACTCAATCAGATACGGCATGAAACTCAAGGAATTGATAGCAGGTCGCATGACTGCTAAGGCCGTCTCGCTCGAAGTAAAGCAAGCTGTCGCCTCAATCGCTTGATTGTCTAAGTTTGAAATGATGGCTGTCTTTTCAACACCCAATTCTTTAATCCACATACAATACCCCTTACTTGACTGGTAATTCCTTCATGGTCTCAAAGAACCAATTAGGCACGTATCGTTTGACTTGACCTAACAACCAGCCAAAGGTAGGGTCAAGCATGAAAGTGTATGACTTATCGGTTGACGAACGGACACCACGGCCTGAGCCTTGAATGATAGCCAAGACAGTAGCATAAGCATACCAGCCCGCATCCATGTCTTTCTTCTTGACAACCCAAGGGTCACCAAGAAACGGATAAGGACATTTCATGAAGATGTTTACAGCAGCCAATCCCTTACCCAAGTCAACACCCTCTGTAATGCTTGGAGATACACAGATAGTGCCTGGCGTCAGGATTTCCTTGAGCTTGCGAATCTCCTCAGATGTCGGAATGAAGATGCGGTCTTTTAAGGCCGAAAGCTCCTTGTACTTGTTCGCATTAGCATAAGACACAGAATGAATAATCACATTAGTGTCGGCTGGATACTTGCTGATGATTGAGTCAATAATCTTGACGTAGTCAGGGAAAGCTGACTCAAAGGTATCCTTGTTCAGTTTCGGCATGCCTGTAACAACAAAGAACGGCCTGTTTTCCAACGGAAAGATATAATCACCGTTGTAAACAAATGTATCCTCGTCAGTCAGGCCTAAGCTATCCTTTACACGCTCAGCAGTAGCGGACATGAAGATAATGGCTTGAGGTCGGCCAAACAATTGGTTGTAATACTCACGCGGAATGAATACAGGCTTCAGGGCAAATTGATATTTCTCCTTATCCCACTCAATCACCCACTCGTCAAAGTTACTACCGACCAATACATCCAATTTGAATGCTAATGAGCTGTAGGCATTCACTCTTGGCTGCAGGGTCTTTTCAATTTCCCGATTCAATGCCCTAGCCCAGTCAGCAATCTGACGGCCTTCTAAACCTGCTTGCAGGGCTTCGGCTTTGACTTCCTCCGTCTTGGCTGTAATCTCGATATTGAGAGTGCGAATGGCTGAACGTAAGGCCAGAGATACTTGAGTAGCATAGTGCTTAGTCAAGGCTTTGATTGAGGTTACAGGAACGCCTAAGCGGTCATCTAGCTCTTCGTCATACTCACGCAACTCCCTCGCCAGCTTAATCAGATTCAGGTCAAACTCAATGCTTGAAATACAAGCCTCTTCAAAGTTGTGCGCCTCATCAACTACCAATAAGCCGTCTGTATTGAAGAATTGGAAGCCTGTAAAGAAGAACGCATAGTTCAGATTCTTCAACTTAGCAGCAAGATAAGCTTGCTGAGCAGGCCGATATTTACACATGCCGCTTTCAGCCGTATAACGACAATTAGCGTGGTGTTTCTCGTTTCGGGGAATCCCTGTGTCCTCTTCTGTATAACAATCAAAGTTAGTCGCTGAAATCAGCTTCTTCATGCCGTGAATCTGGAAGTCATCCATGTATTGATTCTGCAGCAAGATTGTCTTAGTCAGAATCAAAGATTCATCATCATACTTCGGGTCATTTTCGGTGGCTCGCTCTTTGTACCGTTGAATCAACTCTGTATAGACGGCTGAGATTTGAACCGCAACCCAAGATTTACCAGTACCAGTCTCAAGACTCAGCACTACTCGTTTCTTGTCTTTATTGAAGATAGCATCAAGGGACAGCATGATTGCTTCCAATTGATGCGGGCGGTATTGAAAATTTGGGAATCTTGCTTTCAAGATTTCCATGATTTCATTCGGGGTCACTAGATGGTCTAACAGCATTTTGCTTTTCCTTTGCTAAAGTTTGCAGCCTTGAAAAGAGGCTTTCCAATTTCTCAGGATCATCCGCACATTTGACTAGCATTCGGCCTAAGTATTCCTCAGGGTCTTCAAATGCCGGCATTACATTCACTTTTGAGCAGGTCGGGAATGTCCGTTTAATCTTATGGTACAACTTCCAGCTCAAATGCGTCTCGTCAAGCAGGATATTGATTTTGCTGGGTGAGATTCGTCTCAGCATAGCAATTTGTAAGCTAGTGATTGTCGAACCGAAAACGCACAAGGGATTCGGCAATCCCAAAATCGTAGCAGCAATAGCGTCAAACACACCCTCTACCAATGTGACCTCGCAATATTCGTTGTTAGGCCTGAAGACATTTGTTGGGCTGTACAAATATTTGACGCCTGCTGGGATATAATACTTCATCTTTCCCTTCGGCTTATAAAAGCGCAGATTATAACTGATTGCTCTGCCGAAGTAAAGGATTGGTACAGTCACTCCACTGTCTGGTAACTGTCTGAAACTGAAATAGTCAGCCAATTGCGGATAGAACGGAATGCGTGAGGCCAGATAAGCCTTTGCGGTTTCGTCCAGTGGCTGGAACAGGGATTCATAATCAATCGGCGTGAGGGCATCAAAATTGAATGGCGTGTCCGTTACCATCTTCGATTTGAATGAAGACAAGATGGCGTCATATCGGGCTTCCTCTAGCGGTCGGCCATCGTCCACAATACCGACTGCGTCACACTTAAAGCAGTGTCCCACTTGCTTCTCACGGTCAAAGTAGAATTTGCCGTCATCATCTTCCTTGCCCCGCAATTCAATACAATAAGGGCAATCATACCTGTCGTGAGTCTCTGTCTGGCCTACAATATCATGGTCGTCAGGATTGAATAGCCGCACCCGATGAGATAACGCAGATTTCCGCCCAGCTGTATAGCTCGGTATCTTTCTGCTGGCTTCATCGACTGTCCGCCAAAGCTCTGTTATATTCGACATTATTGACTAAATCCTCCCTAATGTATTAAAAACGGCATCAAGGTTGCGTTAAAAAAGCCCTGATGAGCTTTGATATTTCACTCACCAGGGCTAATTTTTAGCAATTACACTTTCTTGCGCACCATTTTATCAAACATTGGCGCCAACAACATAGCTTGAACACGCGCAGCATTGTACGGCTTGTTGGTTTTCGCCAAGTCAAAGTAGAAGCGTGCAGCCTCTTTCACAGAACCGCCAAACACTGGGGATTTCTGCGCCAGATAGGTCTTAGCGCGCATATTCAGCGCAACACCAGTAACGATAATGCTCAGCAGGTCTTTGGCTGATACTTTCTTGCCTCGAATGTAATCACCCAAAGCTTTCAGGCCGTCTCGATTCGTTGCGGCTTCTTTCAAGGCTTTACCAGCACCCTGTTTTGATTCAGACAATACCCATTTGATAGCATCTTCAACAGTTGAGTAACCGCTGATTGCTTTCATGGCTGCTTGAACCTCTTTCTGGGCTGGGCCAATCTTGACTGTACTTGAAATCAAGCCTTTAATCGGCTTGCCGTTGTTAGTGTCTTCGGCCTTAACGCCTGAATAGACATGAGAGGCACTAACTGTATGAATACCAGCTTTCAAGATTTCTTCAACCTTGTCGGATACCTCAAACCATTCTTTCGGCGCGTCATTGCCCAACAACTCTTCGACATCCAAGCCTGAGCCTGTTTGTTGCATAGCTCGTTTTGAGTTAGCACCAATAGCAGCAATCGTATCATCACTCGAAGCTCGAACGCGCATGCCTGGACCAGAACCAATCAAGAGATAAGTTGATAAGACGATAGCACCGTCGTGGCCAACTTTAGCATACAATTTCTTGAGCAAGTCAACCAACTCGTACTCTTTCTCAGTATCAACCTGCAGATTGCCGGTCACAAACATACCCTTGTCCAGATTCAAGTCAATCAGGCTGTCCAAGTTGACGCTTGAGATGTCCTCATCGTCAATCTCTGAGCCTAAGTTCAACTCCATGCCTGGATAATCGCCAGCACGTGAGTAGAAGTTTCGGGCTAAGTTCATAGCCGATTCTTTACTCATATACATGCGATATTCATAGTACAGGGCTTCAACTGGATTGCGTGCCTCTTGAGCCAGCTTCTCGTATCGCTTGCGGGCTTGCAAGTAGCGTTTCTTACCCTCTGGTGTCGACATGTACTGATTCATCGTGTCAATCATCTCAGGCGAAAACATCTTATCAAAAGAGGCACTCTCACCAAACTTTGCAGCTTGAGCGATTGCGCCCTTCAGTTTTTCAGTCATTATTGTCCTTTCGGGCTATCACGTTCAAGGCCGTCTCAATCAAAGCAATGCGCGCTTCTCGTGAGAAGATGCCTGCAGCTGTGTTAGCCTCATTCAGTACCAGCACTGAGAACAGATTGCCTACTGTAATCAAATCAGCAGTGCAACCGTAAACAGCAATGGTCTGGTTGGTTATCGGATAGTTTTGATTATACATCGCCAGAGCAGCCCGCACTTGAGATGAAAGAGTTGCCGCATACGCCGCATAATAGGCAGGTGAGCTCACTCTCATCCCGTCATCTTCGGCCTTTTCAAGTCTTGGGGCAATCATGACTAACAAGTCAGACAGTCTCAAGCTATCGGAGGCTAATTGACTCAGCTCATTGTCCTTTTCAATATCTGCATTGAACGGAGCGTTATGCATGCTGTAATAAGCAAGACTATCAAACACGCTCCTGTCCGATACAAAGCCTGAACCGAAATTGCGGAACAGCTCATAACGATTCCTGATTAGCAACTCTTGGAACGCTATGCCCTTTTCAGGTTCATTGGCTGCTAATCGTAAAATGTCCTGATGAGTCTTAGTGCCTTCAGGCATATGGTCTCGGCTCGCAAAACGTGCAATCGGCACGCCATGTTTCTCCGACCAATCAGTCATCAGCGTTGTCTTACCTGCGCCATGGGAGCCGCAGATAACAACTTTAAAATCCTTGTAATTTTGCATGTAAATAATTCTCTGTTAGGAAAGCTTCACCAATGCTCAACAAAGTCTTATCGAGCATTTTGTACTTTTCAAATGTTGTTTCTTGAATCTTCAATACGTTGCCCCAGTCAAACTCACCGTCAGGCGTTTTTCGGTCGAAGCCTCGCAAGGCAAGCTCTTCTGAAATTTCATGCTCGACAGCCAATAAATCGGCTAATTTGACGATGAACTTGGTAATATCAGATACTTCAGACACGCGCAAGTCAGACAACACCTTGTCCTCGATAACGCCTAAGGCCTTAACCAAGTCAGGGTTTTCTCGTTTGACAACATATTTTACATCGCCAGTAACGACTTCGGGCAAATCATGACTTGCAGCATACTGCACTATTTCAAACTTCAGGTCATCTCTAAACACGATACCCTGTCGGTCGTAGAAGTCAATAATATCAAGGCTGATAGCCACTACTTCAGCATGGTGCTGAGATAAGGAACGGCGGTGCGCTCGAACGTCAATGCCCGACCAGCGGTCAACGTGATGGGAGGCTTTAGTCAATTTGAAAAAGTTGTTGTAAGTCATGATATTTGTCCTATATGTAAACGATATGCTATTTAATCGGGCAGAACATGTCTGAATGCATGAACGCAGTTTTCAGGTCTTTGTTTGAAATGCTATCTACAGCCAGAAACATCAAGTCCTCTAGCTCTTGTTTGTAGCTATCAACAGTGTTTTTCAACCAGACTTTTCGGGTTAGCTCGTAAACCAAAATCATCAGATAGTCTTTGATTAGCAAAGAGTGCTGGAAGATTGAGCCTCTCAACAAGTCTAAGGCAAGTTCACGGAGCTTGTGCGGAACAAAACGATTCTCATACAACGTCTCAATCACATTAGCCATGAACGCTCTTACAGCATTAACAAATTCGTCAGCATCCTTAATATCCTTGATGCTGCCGGTCAGTCTATCCAAATCAGGATAAGCTAATGCTGTCTCATTTGCTAAGACGGCCTTGAATTGCTTCTCAGCAAGGTTGTTCCCTTTCTCCGCTGCTACTGGGTCGTTAGCCAGGTACACGTGAAGATTGTTTGAGAACAACGTGTAATTACCAATTCCCTCAGCAAATTTAGTAGGGTGTTTCGCATGCAGGTACAAAGCCGTCAATTCCTGCAGGAAGCTGAACTCAAAGAAGTTGATTGTAAACACGCCATAGCTGACGTCATTGGAACGGTTGATTACAGTCAAGTCCAATTGATTCGTCTCTTGGTTGACGTCAAAGTACAGCATGTTGTTACATGACCTGTCCTTGATATGCGGTGTTCCATGATTGAACTTGATAGCGTCATAAGATTCCTGAGCAGGGTCAAAAATACTCAAGACGGCTTGTCGGGTCTGAGGGTTGGCCTCAAGATACTTGATACAGCCAGCCCATTGATTGTTTTGATATAACATTGGGCCATAGGCTCTAGTCCAAGTGACGCCATCATCTGAATACAACGGCGCACGGTGCAAGAAGTATTGCAACCAACCAGAGATGACCTTAGAACCTGATAACACCCAAAAGGTCTCTGCAATAGCAGCAGCAATCGAATTATTGCGCCCATCCAGCGTCACATAACGCTCCTTCGGGTTAGCAACGCAAATAGTCGCTCGCTTTACGGCCTTTGTTGAGCCTTTTTCGGATTGAGTTACTGAGCCTTGAGAGTCAATCAATCTCGCAGCTTGGATATACGCGTCATTTACATTCAGCGCATTGATTAAGTGTGGCATGGTTTATCCTTTCTGTTCCGCCTGTTCATCATATACAAAGAACGATAAGGCTGAAAAACGCATTCACGAAGAAATTATTTTTCAGCCCTCTAGCTAAACAGTAGAATCAGTTGAAACGACAGCTGCAGAAACAGCATTGTACCCTTGATAATGTCCGCAATAGCCGTCTGCCTCTAGCAGCGGAATATCCAGCCGGTTGAACTTGAGTTGACCGATACGCTGGCCAGCTTTCAACACGATAGGATAAGGCGCGGAATTAAACAGTTCAAGTGTGATTGAGCCGTTGAAGCCCGGGTCAATGAAGCCTGCTAGTTGATGTTCCAATCCGACACGGCCTAATCGGGATTTCAGGCAGAAGTCAGCACAGATGTCCAGAGGGATTGAAAAGATTTCCGCAGTATGCGCCAGAATGAACTGTTGAGGCTGGAGGGTGAATGTTCCTCCGTCCTCCAACTTAATCCAGTCAAAGTATTCCTCATTGCCTTCCAGCCAACTCTTCAACGGCTCGGATTTTCCGTTTGGAACCATTAGCTCACAACCAAGAGTTACATCCAAGCTTGCGGGATTGACTAGCTTGTGTAGGTCAAGGGCTTCAGCATTTACAACCAGCCCTTTAGCAATCAACCGCTCGATATTGTAGCGCGACAGAATCATGGTTATTCTCCAGTCAATATGCGATGAACAGACATAGCTTGGAATTGAGCGTCAGTCAAAGCGTTATGAGCAGCATCTACAGGCGGTCTAACTCGCGCAATCTTCGGGAACAGTAGCGTGGCTGTACGCATATCAAACACGTGATAGTATTCCCAAGGCACTGTATGGCCTAGAATCTGAAGCCACGCTGAAATGATTGAAATATCATATCCGCTACCGTTACCCCAGACACCAATATCCTCTGAGATGATGTTAGGCTCACCAGCTGCTGCTTTCTCAGCAATTAATCGGCTCAAGGCTTCTTTGCACTTGCGGAAATATTCAAGAAATACCAATGCGGCGTCCTCGTGAGACATTGTACCAGACAAAGCCTCATTCCTCACTTCAGCATTCTGTTGACGCCACCAATTCAGGGTGTCCTCTTCATAGGCGAATCGGGAATCTAGCGCAGGGCGGATTTTGATGTAAGCATCAGGAATCAGTCCTTTCAAGACACCCATAGTCGCAATACCAATAGTCAGGATTTGTACGCCGTCTCTGCCTTTTGCAGGCCGTCCGACAGTCTCCAAGTCAATCATCAAATGCGCTGACGGCATCTTATTGTCTGTAAACTGCTTGAGGACAGGGACATGAGCTAGGCCAGGATATTTCATCATGCCCTCAGGCGTTTCCCTGTCTTGGTCTGTAATCAAGATTTCCAGTCGGGTCGGGTCTTGGCTAGTGAATGAATGCAGCATACAACGCCTTTCCAGCAAAGTACAAACCGACCAGCAATACAACCACGATAATCGCAATATGCAATTTGCTGAACTCGCCAACATCCAACAAGCTTGCAGGTTGTTCCGCTTCGGCCTTCGCCAAGTCTTTCAAAGCCAGTGCTGAACGATACAAGTCATAGCTACCAACCAAGCTGTCGCTATTCTTACTGGCGGTGAAGCATTCAACGGCCAGTTTAGCAGGGTCGGTAGGAAAATCTTGCTTGTAACCGTCTGCTGAGATTTCAGTCAGCTTTTGAATATGCTCTTCCTCTAGTACAGCACGGTCAATCTTTTTCAGCATGTGATGGGCGGCCAATAATAGGCCAGCCTCCTCGCCAGTCAATTTCGGATACAGAAACTGTTTCATGTCTCACTCCTTGTCTGTAATCCCATACGGCAATACAAGTCTGATGATTGCGGGGATAGGGATTCTGAACATCTTGTTAACATCAGTCAAGTCCTCTGTCTTGACTAATAAGTCGGTTGTTTTCGGGTCAACATCGACACGCAAATTGCTTACAGCAAATGGTGTCTGAATTCTAGCTCGATGAATTGGTGTACCCAACTCAGTCATCGGCTCGAATCGGCCTAAGGCTTCCAAGCGCGCCAGTCCTAATCGGTTACAAGCAACCTTAGACAACAGCAAAATCTCTTCTGCGTCTGCTTCTGGAAACTCTGTAAAAATCTTGGACATTTCAAGGTCAGTGTACTGCTTATCATCAATCTTGATAATGAATCCAGTCACTGTCTTCTCAAGCGTCATAGTGAAGCCAGTTGAACCGCAATTCTCAAACTTAATCATTAGGCCGTCTCCGTCTGAGCTTGCTTCGCTGCTAACAACGCCAAATGCTCTTTGTCGATAGCGTCAATCTGCTCTTGGTATTGAATCGGGATTGTACTCAACTTCAGACGGAAACTCATAGCATTCAAGTCTTGCTCCAAATAGATATAGCGCAAGCCGTCTTTGTCGAATCGATAGCCGATGACTTCATTTGTACCTGCTGTTCCTGCGAAATACAGTTCACCTGAGGAGTTGAGTACATCACGCGCTTCTATGTACTGTTGCATAGTCAGGCGTGTTGAGCTCAGATTAGGCGCAAGCAAATATCGGGCTTCGTGTAAGCCCTTAGTTTTCACAAGCCAGTCAAAGAATCGGGGGAAATTGTTATTGCTACGAATCCTCATGACTGCGCCTCGTCATATCTATGGAACTCTTCAAACCAGACACCATAGTGTCGGGCTATAAAGGCATGGTCGAACAACTCAACAGCTGGCAGGTCTCTATCAACACACGGTTGACTAGGGCTGAAATAACGGCTTCGCAAGGTTAGGTTGTCGTGATGGTTGAGCCGTTCTCCAAAGGATACCATTTGGGCGGGCAGGCAATAAATAGTTACATTCTTACCTTCGGCTAAAAGGCATTCAGCCTCTTGCAATAAGCGTTCTGTACGCCCTGTTTGACGGTTTGGGTCTTGATACATTATCAGTCCTTTCGTAGGTTTGGGTGATGTTACCTCTTGAAAACTTCAACAATTGACTCTAACCAATCGACAATCTCAGGCCTCAAAGTCACATTCTTGAGGCATAATAAGTCGTAGCAATAAACTGAGTCATACACTTCAAGCGGCAATCGGGTCTGTAGGCTTTCAAAGCCAGCCTGAGCTATCTTCAGCTTATCAGCAATGCTATCTGGTACAGCCTCTTGACTTCGGACAATGAATGGCTCGTAGCTAGAAGCCTGCTCCAGCATGCCCTCATACCCTTGATACAGATTTGGTTTGGTGAAATACTTGTGCTCAAAATAAATAGTCAGTGTAGATTGAAAAGGATTCCACGCAAGGAGGCCTGCGTAATAATGACTATCTACCGCAATGTTAATGGTGTCTTCAATATCCAAAATCTTCTCAGGCATTGAAGCTCCGCAGTATTTCAGGGTAATAGACGGCTTATCGCTGCGGCTCTCAATCAGCATTAAGCCTAAAACACCAATACAGCCCAAGATATAAAACAAGGAGCTTTGCAAATCGGTCTTGCTTGTAGCCGCAGTCGTTGATATAACAGCGGTTGTAATAAGCATCCAGACAGACATAGGGTTTGTCCAGAAGTCTTGCCAGTTGAATCTAGACTTTTTGATTTTGACTGCTTTGATTGCTAGGGTCTCTGAATAGGCTTCTGCCTTAGTCAGCTTTCCAGTCTGCACGTCAAATACAAATTTGTTGATAGACATTTTGAGTTTCCTGTCGGTTAAAAAATATTCCTTCTACCTTATCTGAGGATGTGGTATCTCTTTATCTGTTTTAAAAATTCAATTTGTTCAGCGGTAGGCTTAGCCAATCCCGTGAAAGCAGCACCGCTGTAGTAAAAGCGCGGATTATGTCTGCGGTCTCTTAAAGAATACTTATCAAGACGGACATAATAAAACACTGGATTAAAATTTTTATCAAAAATGCGCAATTTGACTATATAGTCACTTAACTCGATGGTGACTGGGAATATGAGCCTATCAGTAAGAGCACCTTTCTCAGCCACTTCAAACGCTCTTGAGTAATAGAACTTTTCATCTGCAGTTAGCTTTAAAATATCCTCACCTAGACTACTGAAGACACTAATGCCATAATTACCTAATGAGGGCATTTGTGTTAAGTCTTTAGTGACTTCAAAAAATCCTTATGTGAGTCTTGCCTTTAGTCGGCCAAGAGGTATTCCTGTGGCTTTCATCTGCTTTAATAATGAGGCCATTATAAAAGTTTTGAATAGAAAGGACGGAATAGGGGTCATCCGTCATATTTTGTATGAAGAATGCCCTGGGTTTCATTAGGCCTTGCACTAAATATTGGTAATTGATATTGACTGTAAGCTCAGGGTGTTTTTCTCTAATTTTATTGAAGAATCTGAGGTGCTTGCCGTGAACTGTTAAATCAAAAAATCCCCCCTGAATAATTTTCAGGCAAGTCTTTAGAATCAACTGTTGACCTATCAAACTCGAAATTTTTCAATCTAGCGTAATCTATATCCAATTCATATATTCTGGAAAGAACCCATGGGGTGTCTCTATCTGCGACATCAACGCCGTCTATCTCAATACCATACATCCTATTATCCCTCTTGATACCATATATGTGTCTGCTGGAACTACTCTTGAGCCTGACAGGTATTTTCGGGTAATCCTCAAGAATTTCTCTTTTTTGACCTGTATCAAAAATTATATTGTATTCTGGATTGTTCCAATTAGCTTTATTGTAATTTGTAGGCAACAGCACTTGCTGAGGGTGAATGAACCCACCAAAATCGGTTTTCCCTATCTCGTTGCTGTTAACGTTAGCAAGCTTTAGTATCTTGAGCCCTTGACCTTCGACATTCAGCACAAGATAATCCTGTATGTTATCGTATTTCTCATTTAACTGAAACGGATTAGAATATACAACGAACTTCTCACCAAATTTTACTTCAGGAAGATTTGGTACGATACCTACATCAGTAACCTTCGGATAGCCCCCCCCCCGCAACATTATAGACGAAACCGTCACAATATGCTCGGTTATTGATTTTATATCAAATTGATTTCTAAATTCTAAGTCAGAAAGGTGTAAGCCGTAAGCATCTGACATATCTTTTCCTTTCTTAAAGTTTGAGACTGATTGAAAAAGATTCCCTCTTTAGGAATCGCCCTGGCCTCTTGCTAGCAGAAGCGTTGGAGAGATGAACGCTGACCTAGCATACTGGTGGTTTGAAGTAAGGAGGCAATTGAAACGAAGCCAAAGCGATTCCGAAAAAGAACTGGTTACCATTATCCAGCGCCACTGAACTTTCGCCATGACGGATTTTCTATACATTAAGTCTGGAGTTTCGGAGTAGTATGCTTTATTTCACTTTGCGCATACCAGACAAAGTTTCAGGAGTCAACTTGCTCACCACAGCCAGCTAATATGCCCAAAAACTGGCTGCAGTCAACAGATTGCTCTGTTGAGGTACTACAAAAGGAACTTCAAATGCTAAATAACACAGGCCAATATTACCATTTATGTCTCCCGCATATTGGCGGACGGGATATGCAACCCCTTGCAGAAAATCAATCAGCTACAGATTTCAGTCATCATAGCTTTATACAACCTGTTAGTCTTGAAGATGGAGTCAATGTTTACATTGCTGAATCTGAAGTCATCGTGCGAAGAGTATTTGCGGACGATTTCAGCTATATCCCCTGCGGTCTTTAAGCTAAAGTCAAAATCAATCGGCTCGAAACGACCATTGACTACCAGATAGCTCTTGCCGCTTATCACTTTGGTCTTATCAAAACAAGTCGTGCACGATGTTTTTGTACCTAACAAGTAAGCATTGTCACTGTCTTCCATGTAGTAGTATGTTACACCGCCTTTGCTAATAGGAAGAATGCAGACATAATAGGGATTTACAAATGAGTCCAATAGTTGCTTCTGTTCTACTGGGACTTTCCTGTAAAGAACTTCCTCAAGCAGCGGTGCTACCATAAGGCATAGCCCAACAACGCAGCCTATGACCACTACAGGCATGTATTCAGGGCTGATATAGCCTGTTTCCAGATTCACGCCCAGATAGCTGCACACCGCAGTAATAGCTAGTACAGCCAGTGTAATCAAAATGTAGCGGATATTGAGTCTGGGCGTGTACCACTTGTGTAGGTCTTCACTGTAAAATGCCTGAAACTTACCTGTCTGACGGTTCATTTTCAGCAGAGTTTCAACCATTGAGTGACTCCAAGTATTTTGCAAACTCTTCGGAATCATAGCCGTCTTTCGGCTCGATTACGTCATAGTATTTTGACGCGCCTTCTACAACAGTGGACAACTCTTTGATGAACTCGTCAACATCCACATTCACGCCACGGAAATTGTTGATTGAGATACCAGCAGAAATACGGCTTCGCTCAAATTTCAATTCGTCAATCTTCGCAAGGATTGAAGATTTTGATTCCTCCCAAGAATCAATCTGGGTTTGAATACGCGCCAAGAAATCTTGTTTCTTGCCGAGCAACACTTTTATGCGGAATGCTTCACGCGCCTTGCGTTGGTCTTTAACATCGGATGAGCGCAAGTCTTTCTCCAATCCGTTCAAGATACTTGTATGCTGCTTCACTTGTTCTTGAGTATCCGCCTCAACGGACTTGAGTTGAGCTTGCTCAATACAAATGCTCTTGAGGTGTTTATTCAGTTTGTCGATTTCACCCTGAATATATTGTTTAGCAGCTGCGGAATCGGAGCTAATCCGATTTTTAATTGAATCGTTTGCTTTGGAAGTGAAAATTGCTTTAATGCCTTTAAATACGTTCATTTGAGATGTCCTTTTAGGAAGGGTTGTTAAATAGGCTGTATGACTCAGGAATCAGTCATGTTGCTGGGCGCAAGACTTTCAAGGCCGAATTATCGACATTGTAGCGTTTCAGCAGCATCTTCTTAACAGAGGCCTTGCTAGGCAGCTCATTCGGGTCAACTGCGATTTTGTCTTCAATCAGCTTTGCGCCTTGTTGAATCTTGAAATACCAAGTTTGGAACATGATAGTTTCCTCAGTCGTTATTAATCCGGTGGGTGCTAGGGGAATCGAACCCGCTTGCCTGCCGCTTATGAGGCGGTTGCTCGTACCAATGAGCTCAACACCCTGTTCTGTATAACTCTAATTTTCACTCGCCAATTCTAATTTTTACGAATTAGCGATTTTTATTTCAATTCCAATTCTTCTTTGACGCGTTTGACTACATCTGGAACAAAGCCGTCCAAGACTTCAGCCGCATCCGAAAGGATATAAGCGTCAAAACGCATTTGCAATTCTTTCAAGGCCGTGCTAGTTTTGCGTTTACCGCCTTCTGACTTGAAAATATCAACCATTGTCTCTGCTACTGCTTGGGACAGATAGTAATTTGTCTGGTGAATAGCACCCTCAAGGATTTCCATGCGGGTCTCATATTCTTTAGTCTCAGCAATCACTTCGTCACGGATAGCATCGGGGATTCGTTCCAAGATAGCCAAAGCCAGTTTGTTATCGGCGCATTCGGCTTCTCTGCGAAGCTCATCCAAAGTGCTGTTACTAAACATCATGTTCGCATTTCCTTAAGAGTGCTGTTCTATAAGCTGATATTTCAATCACCAACTTTAATTTTTAATCGACCACTTCTGCTCAAGTACCAAAGCACACAACCCAAGCATTCGGTCAGTTGTCGTCTTGAGATAGACAAGTTTTCCGCTCGGATAAGCATACAAGTCACCTGTTTCTTGAATGCCTAGCACGGTTGCTTGAATACCGTATGAGTCAGACACTACATGAGTGCCTTCTCGCAATTCGTCAATCTTCAGCATTGCTGTCATTGCTCTTGTAAAAGGCTTCGTAGGCCTTATAAACGGAATCAACGGTCACCTCAGGTAACTCCGCAGCCAGACGCAAGGCTTGGGCGTTATCTTCAAGGCCGTCAATAATTTTGCGGTATGTGCCGTCATTATAGCCATTGTTCTGACGGAATCGGTTCAACGCATTCTTAACGACATATCGGGTGTACAGCTCATCAAAGCCCATCCCGATTCGTTGGCAAAGACGCAAAAATTGCTTCACGGTATCAGGATTGCGATTGAGCATAGCATTGATGAATGGTGTAACATTCTTGTCATACTCAGCATTGAGTTTGAGTGACTTCTCTTCTACACCGTCAACCACAAATGCGATATGCTGACCCAGCGGTTTCACGCGGTCTTCAAAACTGAATTGAGCGGTCGGACGGAATAGCAACTCAGGCTCAATCAGGTCAGACAGCAAGAAGTGCCAGATATCAACCAGCTCAGTCTTGGCGTTTTCAATGTCAATATCCTGCTGCTTCCACCATTTGTATCCGACTGATTCCAGATACTCACCTGTTTCGGCAATGATAGCGTTAGCCCAAGAATTGCCTTTAGCATACCAATCTGAGCCCTGCGTTACAGTGTTGTTCTCATGCTGAAGTCGGAGCAACGTCAGCACTTTATTGAGTGTATTCATAATTTTCCTTTCGGTCGTGTTTCCTGCGGTTGTTCCGCCTCTCACAATACACAAAGAACGAAAGGACTGAAAAGCGCATTTTCTCTAAAATATTTTTGATTTTTCTATAACTCGTTGTTTTGCATAAGAAGAAAGTTTACTCAAGCTCAAATTTCACGCTTCTGCTGAGCCCTCTCACAATACACAAAGAACGATAAGGCGCAAAAGCGCATTTTCTTAAAAATATTTTTAGATTTCCTCAGGCAAGCATTCGGGGCTGGTCAGAGGGACAGAAACAGGGCTGATTTGCAATATGAATCCTGGCCTAGACAGAATCTCGAACATAAATCCAAGATTTTGGCTAAAAATTCCCTTGCGAAAACAATCGACTATCCACGAAATAGTCAATTCCAAACTCATAGATGTGATACAATATCAAACACACGGATTTATATTATATATTCTTGAGAAGAACAAACATTCCGTATCACTCATGTATCCCTGACAGCCATGAAACTGAAATCAGTCATTCAAGAACAAGAAACCCTCTGCTGATTCATCTTCTTACAATCATGAGCCCAAAGCAAGGATTTCTCCGACCGAAAGCAGACATGCACTGAGATTGAAAACAATCACTGCTCTGCTTGCTGTGATGATTGAGCAAGCAAGAATCAAATCTCAATCAAACAGGCATGAATCCTGAGACTGGTTGCTGAGTACTGAAAACTGAATCCTGGCCTAGACAGAATCTCGAACATAAATCCAAGATTTTGGCTAAAAATTCTTTTGCTGAATCAGAAACTTATCCACGAAATAAACGATTTCAGTGTCATAGATGTGATACATATAATATACACACCCCTTTCTTATATTATATAGAACCGAAAGAAAACAGACACTCATTCCTCATCTGATTCCCTCTCACAAGCCATGAGGCTGAAATTCAAAATCTAGCCGTCTGAGGTCTGATACAGCCCTCACTCTAATCCTCTGAGGGCTGATTTCAATCATTGAGTGATGAAACTTGAGAGTGCTGAGCAAGGGTTGAAAACTGAATCCTGTTCCCTCCAAGATTTCGAACATAAATACAGGATTTTGGC